TGCTGAACGGTGATTTGGTCAGGGGTGATGGAGTCGAACCACCAACCTCCGGCATGTGGCTAGGCCGAAGCCTAGCACGCCGACGCTCTACCAATTGAGCTAACCCCTGAATGATCACGCAGTCGCTTCCAGAGTGGCCGTAGCGCGTGCCCTTTCGATCTCCTGATTGACGATGGTGCGAGCAATCCCACGTAGCCGGTTGTTGACTGCATCGGCGACGATCTCTTTGGTTACCTCGTCGATCCGAGCGCGAATGGTCTGACGCAGATCCATCCCGGCGACTACCTCGGCGAGTTGCTTATCGATCTCTACGCTGAGCAGGTGTGGGACCGTTCCCTTGGGGCCGAGCTTAGAACGGATGGCATCGTGCGCCAGAGAGATCACGGTCTTGTCATCAACGTCGAATTCAATCTTCATGGGAGAAGTATAAGTCGTACGTACCGGATTGTCAACGTCTTTTCTTGTTGGTACGTACCGGCCTACCACTAACCGGCTTCGCCTCGCCGATCAGCGATCCGAACTCCTCAACCACCCGTTTGCGGTGCTTCTCCCGTACTTCTCTACTCTTGATCCGCTGAATATCTCGCAGCAGATCATGCACCATAATTCTGGCATTATTCTTTAGTCGCTGCTCTACCAGATCATGTATCACTCGACACGATTGCCGTATGGTGTAGTCGTAGTCCACCATCACTTTGAAGTTGTGGTTGAGATCGTTCATCGACTCCAAGACGGCGATGTGCGAATCAGGTAGCGGTTCGAGACGGTTGCAGATCTGAATGAGTTCGAACACCGCTACGTTTACAAAGTTCTCGCGAGAACTAAACGGTAACCGCTTCGACCGCAGAATGGTCTGTACTCTCACCAACATCTCGCGAGTCATCGGTACGCTGATCGTGACTTGATGGTCGTAGGAGTTAATGGTGGCGACGTGGAAGTCTTCAGCTCGGTAGCGCTTGTCGTATTGCTGGCCTTCGCCGTTGCCTGATCGAGAGCCGGATCTGCTCCCATCATCGTCTCTAAGGTAGGGCTCATCCCCCTGTGGTACTGACCAGTCAGATTCTTTGAGACCGGATAGCCGCCCTTCGGGGGTCTCGGGAGAGCGCTGGTTCCATTCGGAGTTGGGGTCGTCGGGTGGTAAGTACTGGCGTATCCGTCCTGGTGGTTGGGAATCTACCTGGAAGTGCTGAGATGGCTGTTCTGATTCCTGTTCTGGTTGGAGAGACGAGAACGTACGGTGGTGGGTAGTGCGGCGTGGACGGGAAGTGGAAGCGGGAACGACGGCGGAAGTACGTCTTCTAGCTTTACCGATCGTCGGCATTCGGCGATCCCTCCCCAGAGCTGATGGTGTGATTCGGCAAGCCACCAGCATATGAGGACTACTGACGTTCTGTCAAGACCCCAACCAGAGCTAGGTACTTACCTCCTCGCCTATGCCCGATCGGTCGCTAACCTCATCAGCGTAGTACCGCTTATCCCCATCCCTGTCCGTAGGTTCGCACACACCGCGAACAACGATCGGACCCCCCAAGTCGTACCGCTTGAAGTAATCGAGGTACGATTTCGTCTTCGGGTCGAGCTGACGAATCTGACCGTGGGCGTACACCGATGCATCATGTCCACGCCAAACGACCGGCACCTCCACACGTCTCCATCGCCAACTGAGTGCCGCTACGATGAACGGCAATCCCTGCCAGATTGCCCGAGACGTTGGTTTGCGCGCCCCCTGATCGTAGACAATGCATTCATCGCCAGATGCGATAGCCAATAGAAAAGCAGCATCTAGACCTCGCAAGAGATCGTCGAAGAGCTTTTGCTCTAGGTAGGTACTAGGGATACGGATGACTGAGCGCGGCTCTGGCATACGAGTCCACCATCCAAGGCCGTTCGTCAAATTGGCGTAGTGTCGAATCACAGAATTACCCCCACAGAGTGGTGACTACTCGTTTTGGGGAGTTGGCACGGAATCGCTTGCGAAGAACGAAACCATTGCGCGGACTTTCTCGACCAACGTTCCTGGCGACCGACGCCACACATCCGGTATCTCCTCCAGCACGCTGTTTCGTTCGTCGTCTAGGAGATTGGCGATGTGCGCGTTCAGTCGCTCAGGACATCCGTTGATCGGACCGCATGCGCACATGCCGTTGGGCCCTTCGATTGCGTGCCAATTACCGGGCGGCAGATGATTACCGGGCGGTTTCTGTGGGCACGTACATTTCTCGTCTGGATGTAGCCGCACGTGGAGAGGGCAGTCGCTATCGTCGATCGTCGTCATTCCTTCATCCTCTCACGAATTGCGGGACAGGGAGGGGAAAGCGTGCCTATCCCTATCTCGCAGTCTCCGCAGTTGCTTTCACTGCTAGTTTCCACGCCGCCGTAGCGTGCACTACAGCCCAGTGCAACCTACTCACGAACTGCCGCTTGGAGCTAGCCAGTCTAGCCAGCCGTAAATACCGCACTACCTCTCGGCCATTCCACGCTGCTTTCTGTTCCCAATTGCGGTACCCACTTACGGCCATCAACCTAATTCCTTATCGGGTAAGTTGGTCAACAATTGACCCATACTGCTCACCAAATGACCCACTCTGTAGCACTCCCACGTCGCTCAGGACGCCCTCCCGATAGTGCAATCCCGACATGGGTTACGGAAATCCCGATCGATCCTGAACGGTCTGGGGCGGTCCAGCCACTTAGAGAACAGCCACTGGCCGATCGGGTAGACGGTGAGACCGATCAGGATGCCGAAGAGTAGATCAATCATTCGATACTCCGCTCTTTGCTCCACTCGACTCTTCCCACTCCACCAGACGCGGCAGCAGTTGCTCCAAGTCCTTCATCAAAGCGCGGACCTCCGCTGCCCCACCAATTACCCATCGGTCACACTGGTGTGGCAGGCACACGTACGCGTGAGGACAATCGTCGCGGCCGTCACTACCTGGGATATGTACCTCAAGCAACCGGTCTCCATCTTCATCCACGGTGGTATACCGATCCTCTTCATCCTCTGTGCAGTAGTGTGCCATCAGTTTCTCCTGTTCATCGGTGTCCGCACCACAGATTCACGTACTCCGGTGGACCGCCACTACCACTAACTTCATCGATCCGGTATCCGTGCTGCCTAGCAGTACTGGCGAACTTCTGTACGTCGATGAGCAGCATGGACGGTTTGAGACTGGACCAGCCCACTACACAACCAGATTTGCAATAGGCGACTAGGTACGTACCGTCATTCACGATACTACCTCAGTCGGATAGAGTTTGCGAATGGCAGCAATGGCAGCCTCGGTGTCGTCGTCAGTAAGCACCACGTCACCATCAGCCACATCTAGATTGCGGACCACAAGCGTGATCTTCGGATTCTTGAACCGCTTAGCTATTCGCTTCAAGTCGCGATCGAGATCATAGTGAAGCTGACGAAGTACAAAGGCGTCTGTCATGACATCACCTCAAACTCTTCTCCGCACGGACACGTCGGCAGTCCACTGCTATCGATCCACTTCTGCGTCACCCGAATGATGTACCCGCAACCAGATCTCTTACCACCACTACACTCAGCTTTAAGGAGCCTCGTTCTGGCCTTTTTCATTGGTGAGTTCTTCGGATCTAACACCGAATGCGGATACTCACCAAGCTGCTTCATCACTCCATCCAACCGCCGCACTAGTTCTGGTGTTGCTTCAGTGGCGGTCATCTTGCCGGTCAGACCCATAGCCACCGCCACCTGTTTAAACGCACTACGGTGTCCGTGGTCTTTAGTTGACGCATGGCAGAGTTCGTGGATCAGCACATCAGCCACCCGTAGAGCATCGCCGAGAACTGGACTGATGAAGATATGACACGATCCGTCAGGACTGGATTCTGGCGCCGACCAACACTGACCGATAGCGCGGTTGCGATTAGATAGAGCGTTGCGGGATGGAAACCCTACGCTGACTCTGATGAGTTTTGGTAGGTCGTAGTTGAGGGCGGAGAACCAGTCGCGGAAGATAGTGGTGGCGGCACTCAACCACTGTTCGCGAGTCTGATGAACGGATTTCATTTCGTCCACCATCCACTTCGGCCAATCGTGACGATATATAAAGTGGCAATACCCACACCGTATAGGATGCAGAATACTCCGAACGCATACCCAAACCAGCCTGCTCTGTAGTGAATCCAGAAGTACCCCATACTGCTACAAACGATCAGCGTCAGGGCAGCAGATACATACCCAGTTATGTACCACTCCTTCACTGGTTAACCCTCCCCCGTGCCTGTACCACCGTCAGTATCGCCTTCTTCACTCGCACCGGCATACGTACTTGACGTTCGTGATCGATCAGCTCTCCCTCCATCATCCCGCTCTCGCACGCCTCTGCCACGAACTTCTTACATGCCCACGCACCGCCGCACTTCGGATCTCTACAGTACCCGCACAGGTATCTCGGCAGCTCTCCACCGAGTACTCTTTCGAACACCCAGTAGTGCAGTGCGTACTTCTCATTTTCACGTAACCAGTGCAGAATTACTGGTATGTACTCAGTATATCCGGCTCCCTCCTCCACTATATCCACTACCAACTCTGTCTCTTCTCGCATGAACCACTCATGTACCGCTGCCCTCAACTCTCGCTCGGCATCCTGTAACTGTTGGAGGGCATCGATACGGTTTTCCAATTTGACGTTGGCTTGCCGCATTGCTTCCAGCGTGGCGGGGTTGACCTCCTCAGCCAGCGATCGGGAGAGTCGGCGGATACGTGCTTGACGGAATGATGTTGGTCTAGTTGCCACCTTTAGGTACCCCCGAAGATCTTGCGGAAGACTTTGGCTGATGTGTCGGGGCAATTCGAGTTGTAGCCGCCGCACACGTCCAGCAGATTACAAAGCCAGTGCGGGTCCAGAAGTCCACCGCGCCAGCGTTTGGCTTTCAGCCAGTTATCGCGAGTGATCGGTACCGGCTTCGGACCGAACAGCTCCACGAACTGAACGATAGCTCTCTCGCAAGCACCGTGACGCTTCAGGTACGCAGCACTGATGGTCTTAGGGATCTTGGCTTTGCTCTTCATCGGATCTTCTCCACTCGTACTTCAAACCCATCACCGCCAGCACCACGAGTGACGATGATCTCAGTCTTCGGCGTACTGGGTACCATGTGGAGGCTACCGTCGTCTTCCAACCAGAGATCCATCCGGTACCCACTCGCCACTTGAATGCAGACTGATCGCTGTTTGATCGGTGCCTCGCAGGTGTCGTGAGTCTTATCCAGATGCAGATTGATTGGTCTGATCCACGTATCGACCTTCCGCATTCTCTTTCTGGTTGTCATCTTCAGCCCTCCAGTAACTTCGTCACGTCCAACTTCCCGCCCATCGCCACGCTGTGCCGTAGATCCTGATAACCATCCACATACGGGTACTTGCATCGAGAGCACACGATACTGATTGCCAGTCGATGATCTTCACCGCCCATGTACGGTTCCACTTCTATCTCCACGGTAATGACGATCTTACCGCCGCACTCCGGTAGCTTCATGTTGGCGTGCTGAGGGGCGTCCGGTTTGAGATCGGGCCACGCTGAGATGGGCCAATGCGAATCAGCTTTGCGCGACTTGAACTCCTTCTGGATTCGAGACTGACATCTGATCATCGGTTGTACCCTCCAGTACGTACCAGATCATACCACAACTCCGCCAACTTACAACTCGGTATCTACCGCCATCGTCTGAGCTGGTGATGATTTTGGTCGCGGCTTCGGTCGTGGTTTCGGAATATCGTCGATGATGAACACCCCGTTGTTCTTGATCAGGTTCCGGCAGATGGCGTCCATACGATCAGATGCCTTGGGATAGCGTTTTAGCCATTTGCCCTCGAAGGCACACTCCATATCCTCGTATTGATCAACCGAGAAGAACTGACCGAGTCCATCGGGTTCGTCGTAGCTGGCTGCCGCGTCCAGTGTCCAATCCAACGAGTGACCAACGGTAACCTCGCACTTGTCGAACCGATCAACCGCCGCCAACATCAGAGCACCCCGTTGGCAGACGTAGCACGGTTTCAGTCTGCTGCTGAGGTTGAGTAGATCTTTGGCATCAGTTGGCTTGGACATCATCTCTCGGTCCTTCGGCGTCTTCAGTTCGACGTACGTACCGGGAGTGGCTTTGAACTTACCCAGACGTAGCCACTTAATTACGTCCTTCGCGATCAACACCCGTGCTGCGTTGGGGTCCATACCATCGAATGGATCTACTGGATCTACCGACTTACTGCCATTGCTGTTACTCATTTGCTGACACTCCCCTCTGATTGGGTACGTACCCAACTCTTGTTTGCCTTCACGCAGAATGGATCACTCGCTATCTCACGCTCGGGGAAGCGGCGAGACTGGATGACAGCGGTCCACAACTCGGTGAGGAACGACCAGCTTTGCAAGCTATCGTTGGGGTACTCGTACGCCGAAAACCCATACCTGTCCGACGACTCCACAACGTCACCGTCGTCACCGTCAACCAATCCCAGCATGTTCAGACCAGCGTCGTAGCCATCGACGTGCCTTTGCCCAAGCACGCACGCCCGTGGCATGTTCAGATCAAGCTCGTCCAGGTCGATGTGCCCAACCATCCCGACGATAGCCGGTGGTGTGTTCTCTCCACCATTCCACCAATATGGATCTTTCTCGTCGAGCAGCTTCACTCCACGCAGGACGTTCGCTTTCAGTTCTCGCTTGTTCACTATCGTTGCCCTCCAATCCCTACGAATTGAACCTACGAGTCGAAATCCATCACGAGCCGCACATTGGCATACCCGTGCTGGTTACCGAGTTTGAGCATCAGCGGCAGAACCTTCGACCACAGTTGCGCACCAGCCTCGGCGTAGCCCTCTTTCCACGCAATCCGACAGAAGACGTTCGTAGGTAGTGCGGCCACCGCCTCAGTCCACTCCGCACCGCGTTTGTTGGAGACGGTTGCTCGAACCAGCTCTCGCATCTCGTCCTGGGTAACGTGCTTGATGTTGTGACCAAACACATCACCGGAGTAGCTAGTCGGTCCAGCTCTCCACTCCTTCATCCGGTCCCACTCCTCGAACTGCACCGCACCGACCACACCACGCTTGGTAGTGGTACGTGTCCAGTCGTACGCAAGGATCTCAGCGAGAGTGACCCACGTCGCCGAGTGTTCGTGAGACATCGCGCCGTGCTCCTCGTCTCCAACTTCAGGGGACATATCCGTGGGGTAACCACGCCGGTCTGACATCGGCACGAACCCGTCGCCAGTGTCAATACCAGCGAACCCGTAGCCGTTGCGGACGTTGCCGAGGATGGCGAACAGATCGTAATCACGATCGATGTCCAGCGCGTAGCGGAACTCTTTCTCGTCTCCGTACTTACCGAAGTAAGGATTAGGCACCTTCACCGGCTCCCACCCGCTGTCCTCACCGGCTCGAAACTCGATTGCTGCATGAATGTCGCATCCCATTACCGTTGCCCTCCAATCTTCCTAGCCAACCACCGTAGCCTACCCGCCCTACCTACCCTCAATCTCGCCGCTTTCCTGTTCCCTATTCCGTCCATCTGCACCGACTCCGACTCCAGAGTATATACCAGTTCCATCAGAGCTTCGCGAATCTGCTTCCGCTCCTGGGGGTGGAGGGGAACCAGTTGCGCTCGATCACGCTGTCTAGCTAAAAGTTTTGTGCTGACCCGTTCGACGATCAACCGCCCTTCCTCCTCCAGCAGCACGTACACCCGATCGCCGATATCCAATCCGCACTCGGGGAGTAGTTTGGCGGGAATGGTTATCCCCACGCATGGGGTGGGACCGGAGCTGAGCTTCCGAACGCGGACGACATCAGTGCGGCGCGTGCGGCGGATGGTCCGGCGTTCATCATCGACTTCCCATCCACCACCAGATTGGTCACCAATCACCGGATCGATTTCGGGGCCGTTTTCGACCCCATTTTCATCAACCTCTGTTGCTCGTTCTCGTGCACGTCTCAGAACCAATTTCGACCTCCTTTTGGCTACTCATCTGAGTACTCTCAACTACCCTTATAAGTAACCCCTATATACAGGTATTTTTTCTGGCTTGGATCTATCCAAATATCACCGCAACCCGCACCAGCACTCAGCTTCTAATTGGGGACGGCAAAAAGAGATCATCTAATCCTCGGCAGTTTTTCCGGCCATTCACTTTTTATAGACAGAAAAGTTCTTCCAAAGATACTACTACACGGGTACGAATGGTGCTAGTCATAGGTTTAAAGACGTATACGTACGAAATTCTACGTAGACTTTTCAACCAGTAACGGAAACACCAATGGAGTGGGGAATTGGGGATGGAATTCGGTTTTTTAATGGCACTTTCAGGTGTCATTAAACGTGGTGGATAACGGGCGGAAACGTGACTGATTAGTGGTAGTCATTATCGTATAGAGTTGGTGACTTACTTCCGTTATTTAATGGACTTGGAGTTCCCAGCTCTAGGTAGAATTCCACCATCGCAAAATCGCTCGATAGAAGATCGAGACACGCGCGGATTCGGCCAGTTCCGCACCAACGATTCTCGGGTGTTAGATATTGAGCAAGCTCCAACATGGTGGAGACTAGTTCGCCCTCCGTGGGTACCGTACCGTGACCGGGCATACCGTACTCCCAGTTGTTGGCAGCGAAGATCGGTGCCAGCCACTTCGCGATACTTTGCAACCGCTCCGGATCTACTCCCCTCACTACGATGTCGTCTCTATCGATGAAATTCATCTACTTCTTCCCTTCCTTTGCAGCTTCTCTCCACCACCGCGCCGGTCTGACTTCTCTGCTCGACGTAACCACCGCTCTGACGTGGTACGTACAACCGCAATTGGAGCAGATCACCGTCGAGTGTTCGAAAATGTCTTTGGTACGCAGCCGGATCTTGGCTTTGAAGCATCGCCGGGTGCTACACCTGAAAGAGACTGATACCTCTACCATCTCGATCGGTGGTAGTGACACGGTTGTGCTGGCGGCCTGTTTGGTTGGTCGTTGCGCATGCATTGCTGGATTCAGTACCCCGCTCATCGTATCTCCTCCTCAGTAACCACCGTATGCCTCACTAGCTCGATTGAACTCTTCCTTGGTGGCCTTGCGACCCACTCCACACCCACACTCGATGTGATAGACAGAATGATCGCAGTACTCCGCACACCTGTGCCGCTTGTCTTTCGGCTTCTCGTTCCACGGCCGGTAGTCCTTGGCCCATTCGTGCGTACCGGTCTGCGTGAACGGTCTGCATCCACCGGTATAGCTGGTCGATACGATCCTCTATCTTCGTTGGACCCTTCATGGTTTTGCCCTCCAGATGTGGCGACGGATGGCGTATCGATACCAACCGAACTCACACCGCAGACGGAAGAATGCAATCATCACGATTGCACCCGCTTTCCGGCCTTGCGCAACTCATCCAGCTTAGCGTCGTACAACTCTTTGGTAGCGAACCGGAGCATGGTGTTGTCGCCGTAGATAGTGCGCTCCATGCGCTTAGCCTCGGCAACAGTCAACTGTCCGCACGCTACGTAGTACGTACCGAGTTGTGGGTTGCACCGCTCTTTAATCCAATATGAGAGTTGTCGCATTCGCTTCACCTGTCATCCTCTCCCGTTTTCGGGAAGAACGGACTCCACACATGTTTTGGATCTGGAACAAACGTAATTCCGGCGTTCCTGTCCTCACGCCCTCCGCGATCATCCCAAATCGTGAAGTACGTACGGACCAGCCATCCACCTAAGATTGGTGCCCGTTCAATTCCGTAGTCAACTGCCTGCCAGAATGGTGGTCGATTGTTACCGTCACCGGTCATCACTTCGTCCCCTTCCTCTCGCGTACGGCTTCCGGCCACCGCTCCGCTAGATACGGCAGCACCGGATCTTGTCCACGATTGAAGTACTCCCGTAGCTCAAGATACTTCGGCAGTCCGGAGAACGTCACGCCCTGCACTTCTAGTTGATCCAATACGTCAGTGGCGATCTCTTTTCGTGGTCCGTTCGGATTGCCGCCCAATCGGGTCAGCAGTAGTGCGTAGAACTCCGCCGCTCTCTTGGTCACGGCGATGTGGATCATGTCTGGTTGTTCGTTCGTCTCTCTCATCGCTTCGTCCCTCTTCCTCATCTCTCACTCTCATCGGCCCGCGTCTTCGACGAGTAGAGCGCACCTCTGGCCCCTTCCCACCGTTCGCCGCTTTTCGGGTCATCAGTCGGTTCATCGAAGTAGCCAGTGCATCCGTGCCGCCCATGCCATACCATCTCGCCACTATTGTAGCGGGCCGAGTGGACTATCCGTCCGCCCTCTTTCCGGTGCTTGCCGGATTGGACCTCACAGTACGTGGTTGATTGATGCCCAGGACCGTGGTGCAGTTCGGCCGTACAACCGCCGCGCTCACGCTGCCAACGATGATCTACGCAACGATGGCATACTACCTTCGGACGTTCGATAGCCCTCGTGCGTCCACAGTTGCGGCATTTGATCGTACGGTATCGCGTGGCCCATTTCTCGCTCTTGCTCATGATGGTGTTCCCTTCGTCTCACGCTTCGTCTCGCGATCGTACTCAGTGATGGCATCGTGCCGCCTGTCGATGGTTGCGATGATGCTGGCGCGTTGAGTACCGTTCGAAATGAGCGCGTGAACGTCGGCCAGTAGGATCTCGTACTTCTCGATGAGCACGGACTGCCGCCCTCCCAATTCGGCACGATAAACTACATCCCGACGCAGCAGCTCGTTGTGCTTCCGCAACCGTTCCAACTCACCGACAGGCAGCACATGGACGGTGTACTCGCTGCCAACGCCGTCACCGTGAATGACTCCGTTTGTGTTGCAGTAGTCTGCCTCGATGAGCCACTTAACGACCCATTGCCGCAACGTCTCAGCCTTCGTTTCTGGTACCGCCATCACTCACCTTCCTTCTTGTCCAGCGATGCGAGTGCTTCGCGGGCGGTGCGGAACTCCGACAGCCGGAGCGACGCGCGAGTTTTCTCGCAGCGCGCCACGTAGAAAACATCATCGTTCGAAGCCAAGCCCATCGCATCGAAAGTCACGATGAACCGCACGAACGGCTCCAGCGCACTCCGAAGCGTCGCGTTCTCTCGCTTAAGGCGGTCACGCTCGCCTACCAGTCGGCACGTAGGGCACTTCTGACGGAGTCGCTTGCATTCCAAACAGAGCATCACTCGCCCCCCTTCGCGGCGGTGTCGGGTGGCGGCTGAATGACCAGTCGGATGTTCTGGAATTCGGTCCCGTCGTCGAGCGTGCCCGCCTTTAGCAACTCAGCGGAGAGGACCACGGCGCCGCTCATCAGATGTCCACACACCGGCAGATGGTCTTTCATGATTACCATCGCACCACGCTTGTACGTTTCTTCGTAGGCAACTTTCGGCTGATTGCTCATCGCCCGTCCATCCTTTCCGCGTCGATCGCGTCGAGTCGGTCGCTCTCGGCTACTTCGAGCAGAATGATTTTGGCGTTGATACCAGCCACGTACTGATTTAGGACACTGATCTCGCTCCGAATGTCCGAACGCGCTTCCCTCAACTCTTCAACTGTCTCGTAGTTGTCCAAATCGAAATCGTCAACGAAGCTCATGAGCGATCCATCCTTTCCGCCTTCGTCGTGGCGGGTTTCAGATTCTCATCGAGCGGGCGCAGTTCCATTCGTGCCTGCTCGCGCATGTGCGGCGCTATCAGTTCGGCGAACAACTCGGAAACTTCGACGGGCGTGCCGGTCAGCCTCAACCCGCGCCGAATCTGAGACAAAACGACGAGCGACGCACTGGACATATACGGCTCCCATCGCTCGATTTCGGTAGCCAATTCTTCTCGCGTCATTTCGTTCTCCTCTTCGTTCCGCAATACGGGCAACGTGGCACCGCGACCCGGAATGTGGCGTGGCACTTCGGGCAGGTGGTCACGATGGGCCTCCGATGCCCAGCGTGAATTCCGCGATCGACTTCGCGTCCCAATCACCACTGCTTACGAGGCGTCCGCAACCCGCGCAGTGCGTGTGCCGCTCTCCAATGAGATCAGCGGGGCAGACCCATGCCTCTGAGCGGATGACGGCGGCGGGCGTGCGCGGCGGAACCTTCCCGCACTGCATCATCCCGTTACGGTCGGTGTCGGGTGAGTGCTCGATCCAACGCGGGGAAAGCTTCACGGTTGCTGTGTGGATGAGGGTCATAGCGATGTCTCCGTGAATGCCACCGCCGCACGTTTCCGGTACGCCTCCGCGCGCTGAAGGGCCTTGCCGCGATCCAACCCGAAGTGATCGATGAGTTGCCAATACAACCGCCAAAAGCGGAGCCGGTGATTCACGCCGCGCGGCAGGAGCCAATGCGCCAGCTCATGGAGCAGCGTATCGCCTTGGTCCCATTCGCACGAACCGGCGGTGATGACGATCTCGCCCGCTTTCACTTTCGTATGGCCGGAGCTGAGCTTTGACGTGGGTGACTTGCGCCACAGGATAAGAAGCCGCTTGGAGTAGAACCCCATGAGATCGCGAACTTCGGCGACAACCTCATCGACCCACGACGGCGGTGCTAGGTTGTGCGCTCGCTTGCTGTTCGCGCGGGTCACGACGCGGCGACGGCGACGAGTCGGAATTCCCATTGCGCGGGCGTGCCGATAACCAAAAGTGTTCATTGAACCTCCTCAAAATCCTTGTACGTCCCAGCGCACACGCCGGGATCGGGACTGATGCTTGTTTCGTCGAAGTGGATGGCGAAGTACCGCTCGCCGTTCTCGCTGTCCGTTTGGATCGGAGTCGGCGACTGGCATACGGGGCAGGGGGCGGAGGTGGTCACGATTGCACCGCCCCGCGCAACGCCGTGGAGCTATCGAAGACCTTCACGGTCTCGCCGACGAACTGGTAGTTTCGGAACTTGCCGACGAACCTGTAGACGCATCCAACTTGGTACTGGTCGGACGTAGATTGCAACCAATCATTCAACTCGTCGTAGAGCCATGGCGAGTCTTCTAACTCGTCCAGCTCGCATGCCAGGACGGTCGGATTCAGCTCGCCGGAGTCGTAGCAGCCGATCGCGAAGGTGATGAACCCGCGATAGGATTTGTTCCGCTTCGGTGCGAGATGACCCCACGTCTCGCGCATGACGTTCTCTCGGTGCCACTGTTCGGCAGGCAGCATCGCATCAATCCAAGCCACGGGTACCTCCTTCGCGCAACGCCGCGCGGATCTCCACATCACTCTCCCTCTCACACTCCCGCCTGACCATCTCGACGCGCGTCCTGCCGTTGTACTTGCGCTCGATCCGGTCAATGGTGTCCTGGGCGGCGTGCTGCAACTCGCGGAGGGAGTCGGCGTAGGTGGCGCTCATGACTGCACCGCCTCGAACAGATGGAACACCAGCATTCCACCGTCCATCTGGAACGTGCCAACGTAGTGGCCCTCATTACCTTTCATCGCGTGACCAGTGCCACGCAGGCAGAGAACGCGAGCTTTCGGCATCGCATCGGGATTGACCACGGCCCACACCTGCGGGGTGCCGTGCTGCATCTGGACGCAGAGAATTTCGGCTCCCTCGGGCATGTCGATAACGATTCGATCGGTCGGACGGAAGGGGTACTTGTAGATCGTTTTCATCGTGCCCCCTTCCTCATCCACTCACTACGCGGCAGCACAGGCTCAACGGTGCAACTGTAGGCGGGCGTCGGGATGTGCGAGCAGAACTCGGCAGCGATCTCACCCTTGCGGAATGGCCCATACAGCTCACCACACGCCGGCCGAATCTCGGTGCCCTGCACGTGGCGCACTCGGGCCACGTACCACTTCGGCGGAGTGGTGGGCGTGACGGCTGCTACGGCGGTTGTGGCGACGAACAGCAGAGCAGTGGCGATGCTTGCCCGCTTCACTTGACACCCCACGTTCCGACCTTGTTGCCGTTCGCGTCGCGCACGCTGCCGGACTCCTCATCGTTGTCCACCTGCTCCGCGATCTGACGCAGAATGCGGGCGATCTCGATGTTGCGACCCGTTACCGTCGCTCCGTCGCACTCGAATGCTGCGTTATCGGTACTGAACTCCACTTTGAATGTTCCGCTCACGGTGACACCTCCGCTCGCTGCACAGTCGCCCAGGGTTCGCGAGTGTGCAGCAGCGCAACCGTCACCTTACTGTCGTCAACCCACCGAAACAGCGAACGGCCACGGCCACGCCACGAACAACAGCCAAACGGTGATGCCGACGCTGAATGCGACTATAGCAACGGCGGTTTCAAGCAAGTAGGAAACCTGAACCGTAGTGCTCTGAATTTGATCCATTGGTTTGAACCTCCCACCCTCCCCACCCCGCTACTCGTGGTGAGGAGTGCGCGAGAGTCAACGCCCGCTACACGCCCACTGCCGCGTTGTGGCAAACGTCGCAGCGGTACGCTTCGAACGGCTTACCGTTCAGGTTCGCGTAGGGTGTCCGTTCGTCGCTGCGAAACCGCCCGCCACAGGCAGTGCAGCTGTACCCGAACACTGGGAACTCGCTCGTACGCTGCCAGTTCTCCGGCGCCGATTCGCCGGGCCGGTTGCTGCACAGCTTCAGTGCCGTAGATCGCCAGCGATTTCCACTCAGGCAGATCGAAAGGCACGCCAGCCGCGATGCGCTCCCGCCTGAATCGCAGTTCATACTCCCAGTGAGTGAAGCAAACGATGACGTTGCCACCCCCACCGATCGGGAGCAATCGTGTCTCGTCGTCGGTATGGTGTCCGTGGTCGCAGAAGTTGATTCCAACCGGTACTCTGTTCGTCGCGTTCATTGCCGTTCCTCTCCTCTTCCTTTGTCCGCTTCATTCGGTCGTATCACACGCCGCGCTGCTCGGATTCCCGCGTGCATGCCCGGCGCAGTAGCAACCCATTGCTAGGACGCACGGCGGTAACTCCTGCTCCCCCTGGTCCTGCTCCTGCTCGATGCTGCGCCGCCCGTGGAACCGCACGATTGACTTTGCTCCGATTCGCGCGGCAGCCGCGTATCCCGCTGCGATGTCCTCTTGCAGCTTCCGCACGGCCGCCGGCAGATCCACCGTATAGCGCGATCTCAGCGCCGGAAAGCCGTCCGACGCGATAGCTACTAGCCGCGCTGTGCGCGACGTGAGGGAGGCAACGTAGGCTGACTCTTCGATGATTCGCCCGTCGAAGAACTCATACGCGTACATTGCGTTAGGATGAGACTCGAACCATGCTCGCAGGGCCGCCCGTCGCGTGCTGACTGCAATACCTTCCGGCGTCGGGTAATCATGCAGCACATCCGGTCGGCAGTATGTTTCGTACTCGTCCTCACGGCGTTCCCAATCGCAACGACGGCAGGTGGCGTGTAGGAGTTTTTGCTCGGTTTGCATGCAATCAATATACATCCGGTATGTACCAAAGTCAATATGAATTAGCCACATCAGCGAACTATTTCTATGTTCCAATGATGACGGAAGTAGATACGACCCGCACCTCTCTCCCTCCACCTTAACCACTGTGAACGTACCTCTGATGGACTGATCCACAGATGGATGGACTCCCATTCAATTGGCTCCCATACATCTGCCGCACGGTGATTGGCGGGGCGATTGCTTGGTATCCCATACGTTATTACTTGGTCTCCCATGCAATATCGTATGGTCTCCCATTGAATGGACTCCCAACTAATTTGGCAGGGGTTGGCGGCACTGCCCGCGTACCGCTCCGCCGCGCTATCGAGGGCCGGACGGCTCGATGGCTGGAGGGGCTGGACGGTTAGACGGTCCGCTCGCCTGCCGATCCGTCACGTCGCCAGGTTCACAAGGTCCGCGAGAGCGGCATATCCCCACGACCCACCACCGCCGCGCGGTAGATAGATGTGGTAGCTATCAACTATTGAACACGTTCACTAACCACCGCTCAGTTTACTGACCACTGGTCAGCATCTAGCACTTACACAACTACCACTCCACCACCTATCAGTTAGTGAATAGGTGTGTAACTAAGTCCATCAGGCACCCTAGCCCATGTCCCATTCGAGGCGGAGAAGTGGTGGGGCGCAACATCTTACCGCTACGCAACAAAAAATCACAAACAGTACATACCAATCAACGGGTAGCAGTTCACGGCGTGCAGGTCGGTGGGTCGAGGTATCGGTGGTGGTTACTTTATGGCGTAAAGTAGTTAGGAATCAGTGGGTTAGGGAAGTTCAGTTGTGGTGGTGGATGGAGAGTGGTGGTAGGTGCTGGGAGGTGAACTGTACCGCGAGCAGTGACTACTGGACTGGTTGGTGTTAGTATCGCTACTAAGTCGAGTCGAACACCAGTTAAGTTTGAGATCAGTAGATACTGAGTTAGAGAGTAGAGAGGAGACATTCCATGACAGAGATCCCAGCAGTTTCAGGTAATTCAACCGGTGCGTCCGGCGCCACGTTCACCGTCAACCAGCCCCAGTCACCAGCGGCAATCAGTGCCGACCAACCTCAATCCACTTCCTCACCGCGCATCCCCGTCAGTTCGTACACCGCCGAGCTGTTCGCCGTCCGGGAGCTGCGCGACTACACGCAACATCTGGTCGGCGGGGTGCTTACCGTGCTGGAGGCGGCGGGGTTGCCCAAGACGCAGTTCGATGCCCTCCGCAAGCTGGTGTTCCGCGAATGCTGGGATGAGCACTACGGGCGGGCGCTGGCGTGGGCAGAGAGGATCGTTGCTATTCAGGGTGAGCAGACCGATCCAGGGCAAAACGTGTGGTTGCCGCCATTTCCGTTCTCGGTGTCGAGTAACAGTCCCGAGTAGTGCGGTGTAGTGGGTAGGTACCGTTCGACTCGACTCAGTAGTTCAGGTGCCCGGTTCGCAGTTCCGTGCCGGGCTTCACGGCTTTAGATACCGATGTGCGAGCGGGCCTAGGTGCCCTCCAACGGCAGACCGCAATTTGCTGGCCTACGGGATCGACCAGCTTCCAGGGACTTCGTTTCAGGCGCCCTCGGCCCTGCCAGCACGTTTCATCAGGTCCGTAGACACCCCTCCGTCCCGCGCATGTACGAGACCCTATTGCGGAGCTAACGGGGTGACTTCGGGTTCCCGTCGTCAGCATCATCAACGAGCCTGTGACGTTCCTGATGTCTTTTCTGGGCTTACTCCCCACCAGTACCGCTGTGGGGGATCTATAAGTTCTGGTGTCCCCACCGAGATTCGAACTCGGAACCCTCAGATTAGAAGTCTGATGCATAGTCCAATCATGCTCTGGAGACGTTGATAGTGTCCCGATTCGCCGCACCATTCGGGACCGATGGAGCCTATCCTTGGGACGCGCGCTCCTCAGCGGCCTAGCTCACGAACTCTTTACTTGACGATGCCGCAACGGTGATTGAACTTGGTTCCCTTGGCCGGATTGTCGATGGTCACTTCGCGGTAGCAGAGTGCGCAACGTCCGGTGGTGCGATCGATCTTGTGGGCCTTCATGTACGCCGCCATCTGCTTGTCCTTCGTCGATTTGTCTTGAGCAGCCATGCGTCAGTTCTCCTTTCTAAACTGTCCGCATAGCCACCTCCCTCTGAATGAGCATCGTCGATCTCCTAATACTGGCGTTGATGGTTGGTTGGTTCAGGTGGTCGGCCAAGCGCGTGCCCTGTGACCGACCCGACTCCCCAAAGTCGATTGATGTCTGTCTTCAGTTCCAGTGAAGTGCACGCAAAAGATCATGCCGCGACGCACTACGCGTGAGCCGCTGAATGGGGATTCTACCACACTGATTGGTGGAGTACGTACCTGAGCTATTCGGTCGGAGCTTCGTGCGTCGGATCTTCACACCCACGGTAGGCACAGCCGCTGTCGTGCAGATGTGAGTAGGTCGTTCCACCGGATCTCCAGAGCCACGGCGGTGGCGGTATCCGCATCCACACTTCAGCCGAATCAGGAAAGTGTCCGCCCGGTAGATGTGCTCGAACAGTGGTGTACGTGATGACGGCTCCGGTACCCAGCTCGCGTTCCTGGTTGCGTTGGGCGGTCACGTACCACACGTCTGGACTGGAGGGACCGGGGACGGTCTTGGCATCGAACCACCGTCCGTAGATAGGTTGACTCATCGGTTGTGGACCACTCCAGCCTCTACTTCCGATCCGCACTGCACGACACACCCGCACGGCTTGTCCAGCCGATGAAGCAGTCGCGACGCTAGTGGTCCGATGTTCACTTCTTTGGCGATCTCGGCTCTAACGACGTTTTCCAGTCGATTGGTGTTCTCGATGGCACCGGACTCGGCGTAATCGCGTAACATCTCCGCCGACTCAATCAGCAGTACCACCAAGATTCCGGACAGGGCTCTATCGTTCTCGTTGGCTGTGCGTTCCAGATCATCAGCGGTACTTAGTACGTAGTTACTGTCGTACCTCGGCATGCCGTTCATACCAATCCACCTACCCTCCACCGCACGTCCGGTGGATCTTCTCTGGTTATCGAGTACCGTTCGACGACGGTCCACTCCATGTCGTCTCCCTTCAGAGTTAGTTCCGTACCGGACTTCAGACGTGGGTCGTCCTCCAGCCAAGTATAGAGACGGGTGTTGCCGGAACTGAGTAGGAACTGTCGATACACGGTTTGCCGCTGCCTCGGTGGAAACGTCGAGAACCGGGAAGGTGACCTATTCGGCTGGGAAGGCCGTCAGGAGGACCGCCGCGCTGGTAGCTGGAGAGCTTTGGGCGAGTTCAGCGTGGCGGTAGGTCAATTGGTCCTTCCCGGTTCTCTGACGAGACTAGTTTACAGTGAATCGAGTTCGTCCGGTTCTGCTTCAACGGGCTCGACGGCTGGAGTCGGAGCTGGAGCCGGTACTGGCGTGCTGATCGGAGTGGTCGGAGCAGACGGGGTGGACGGCGGAGCAGCAGTGCTCTTTTTGGCCGCTTTGGCCTTCGCCTTCGGTTTCGCTGTCGGCTTGGCGTTCTTCTCTGTTGCTTTCTTCGGTGCAGTCTTCGCAGCGGCCTTCGCAGCCGGTTTCGCTACCGCCTTCGTACCGGACTTTGCGGCCTTCGCCGGTTTCGCCGTCTTTGCTGCTTTGGTTGACTTCTCTTTCTTCTCTTTCTTCGGCTTGGCATCAGTAGCCACTTTGGCGTTGAACGCCTTCAGACACCGCCGACAGGGATGATCATCTGATTTCAGCTTGCTGGCCTGATTCGGCGCCACCGATCGCAGTTCGATCTTCCACAGCTCGGAGTGGCTGCCTCCGCAGAAGGTGTCGGAGTCGGTGCTGGGAGACTTGCGGATGTGGAGATTGGTGAATGTACGGCCCATAGATTAGTTACCTCGCTTTCGACTTTCAGATTCAACTACTAGTGACCGGCAAATGTACGATCACGACGGATTGAGAACGACACTACTCCCCACAGTGACAGCAAAACTGTGTTCATCTTCGGCGACCGGCAGGCAGTACGGACATCGATAGCTGTTTGGTAGAGGAACGACCGTCCCGTGCTCGGCACAGTCGTATCTACGGATGTCAGTGCGGTCAAGTTCGAGCTTAGTGCCTCTGTCGGCCTCGTCGTCGGTAACTCGGTCGTGGACGACGAGCTGGAACTGGCGGAAGGATCTATCTCGATTGCTATTGCTGTTGCTATTGCTGTTGGAGACAACTCGCTCCCCCCTTGATTTGGTACGGCTCTGGTGGTTGCGGTAGGTTCTGCTCATCAGTTCTGCTCCGAAATCAGTTCCAACTCAGTTGTACGTACGAGATAGTACTTACTGGTACGTAGGATGTCAAGTGGTCAACTAACGTACTACCGATAGGACGTGACATCACGATTCTTCTTGCCGTAGGCTACGTCCAAGGCTCGAAGTCTCTCCGCCCTGGTCACCCTGCATTGGGGACAGTCGCCAGAGTACCGACATCCGTGTGTACATTTCTCAGAAAGGACTCTCGATATCTCCAAGGCGTACCTGAGTTCTGGCGGACAGTAGTTATTCATTCGGTCGGCAGTCCTTCCCGATCCATCACTTCGGCTAGATACAGACCGTACTCCCGTTCCTCTTCCACTTGCTGCTCCAACCAGCGTTGGCGCTCTTCTTCTGGATCTGGTCCATCGTTGATATCGGGCGGGTCGGGTGGATCGAACATTCCCATCAGTATCTACCTCCAATTTCTAGTTGAAGAGAATCCTGCTCGCAGCTACCGGTCCACGATCGCCAACAACCAACCTCTTGGTCGATAGCCGCTTTAGATATGCATCTCTCGTAGATCGTTTAAACCCCGTCAGATCGCTGATCGTGTCCCGATCCATGCCGTCCGGATAGACCTTGACCAGATGCCCGAGAATCTGAGCCTCGCCGATCGGCAACCTGCCCATCCACCACTCCCGGAGAGCACTACCCGTTGGTAGCGGCTCGTAGTCACTGCCCAGTGCGTCGATACCGCTATCGGTAGCTACCACATTCTCGCTCGATATCTCGACGTAGCCCTTCTCACGTAGCCGCTGGATATAGGCATCGCGAGTAGAGCGCTTGTATCCGGTCTGGACAGAGATCTCTGTTCTAGTTGCTCCGTCCGGTCGCATCGCCGCGACGATCAAACAGGCCCGTTCGCCGATGGGGAGTTTCTGATTACCGTCGTCACCGTTGGGTCGATTACGAATCGGTACCGGATTGCGCGTGGACGCCACGGTAGGCGGTGCTGGTCGTCGCTGTTCGACTGTCGGTTCCACCGCCCTTCTAATCGCAGGCTCTTCCAGATCCAAATCAGGCTGTTCGATCTCTTTGGCCTTCTCCACCAGATCTGAGAATTCTGTGTTGATTGCCGCGAAGTCGAGCGACAGAGACGAGAACTCCGTTGCCAGTTTCCGATGTAGCGTGTGGATGGGCCGTAGCGCCTTCGCCACTGCACGATCCGCCAATTTACCAGCCAGCTCACGTACCTTCGCCGGATCTACCTCCGACCTACTTACCGCTGGCTTGGCGTCTAGTTGCCGTTTCAGATCAGCAATCTGTTTCTTCAGCTCCCTCGGATCTTCCGCCCTCTGCCGTTCTATCGTAGCTGTCAGCTTCTCCTTCAGGTCATCCAAATCGAGCGGCTTCAGTTCACGTCTCGGACGATTCTCACCGACCTTTGGCGTAGCACTGGCGTCGAACGTCTCCTTCTTACCGATACGTACCTTGCGTAGAATCCTCAACCACTGAGGAGACCACACATACATCGTACCTACCGCCAGGGACGGCAACTCATCAACCAGTCCAACATCCATCCCTTGGTGGGTGATCCATTTCTTCAGAGCATCGCGTTCCTGCGACCCGTTGACCTGACCGACGAACAGACACTCCGTTTGGTTGAGGACTTCCTTATTTACTGATTGCGGTCGCTGGGAGATCATAGTCACGCCAATTCCATAATTCCTGCCTAGTCGGATGATCTCCTCGTACACACCGAGCATCCGCGCGTCGTCTCCACCGGTCTTGCCGGTGAACTGAGGAACGATCAGCTGACTCTCCTCGATCACGAGATGTAGCGGAGTGGGGTGATGCTCGCCCTTCTTTCGGCGCCAGAGACGTTCACCGAACGCAACGGCGAACCTCTTTCGGTCGGTCATCGAGAACTGACTTACATCTAGGACCAAACTCCTACCGGTATCAGCAACGATGTCAGCGATCAACTCTCCACCGCGTGCTTCCAGATCGATGTCTCCGCGCAGACCACCGAGCACGGGAATGTCGAATCCTCTACTGCGACCGTCGGCAGAGAGCCGCAGACCGTACCAGTTACCCACGGTATCCATGACCACCACTTGAACTCCAGCGATCATTAGCAGCTCGACTAGCTTCCCGGCCGCATAAGTCTTCCCGCCACCCTTGCGTGCGATGAACGCGAACGTCTGGGTTGCGGCGTCAACCGGTAGGGATAGATCGTCAGCGATGTGTAGCTTCTTCATGTTGGTGTAGAGTGTAGTCTGTGGTACGTACCGGTGTCAACCACCAACTACCACTCGATCTACCCACCTACTCACCTACTACCCACCTACTCACCTATCTACCGGTCTCCACCACCGTATCCATCGGCACTACCACCGCTCCGTACCCCTCTGGATCGTCGCAATCCCGATGCCGCACACCACTCTCCGAGAAAAAGTACTTCTCATGGCGGAGGATCACCCGATCACACAGGTAGCAGATCCTACCCACCCGGAGTTGAGTTACTTGGGAGCCCAACGATTGTTTGCAGCCGGTACAGCGGCCGGTCAGTTTGGTGGCAGTAGGGTTGATTGGAGCGCCGACCGGTCGGTAGAACTTACCACTACCGGTATCTACCAAATCGACCCCCTCTGACCGGCGTAGAACGGATCGATCACTCTACCCTCCGGTACCTCGTCGTACCACCACCACAGCCCGTCCAGTTTGTGCCGCTCCATGTACTCGCTGACGAGGATGCCGTACTCCGTACTGAGACGATAGTGGAGTGGATCATCGATGTAGACATCTCCGGGTAGTTCGGGGTGCATCGCGGCGCAGACGATGGGACTACCGCCGAGTCTGATTCTGACGGCCATTAGACGATTGGCTCCAACCGATTCGATCTCCGACACCCGCACCGTTTAAACCCACGAATAGCCAGCACCACATCACCTGCGTCTTCGTTGAAATCATCGTCATCGCATTTCATGGTCTACCTCCACGACCACGGCTATCTCCATTTCCGTTTCTACCCCAGAATGCCCAATCCACCAGCACTACCAGTCCGGCCAATCCGAGGTAGAACAGCAGTGCGGTGATCCAGTCGTACGAGCGGTAGAGTTCCATTGGTACACACCTGTTTACTTCAGTAGATGCCACGCTTCACGGTATTGCCACAACCAGTCTGTCTGTCCCAGATGGGCGTTCATCCAATACGTGTTCGGATGCTCAGGTATGTACCTATCCCTAACTGCATTTCCGCTGAGGTTACCATTCCATGACATAAACACATCACGCGGCATCACGAATGTCTGCGTTCCAGCCAGCAGAATCACGAACTCACACGGTAGGGTCTGGCCCGCCGTAGTCGGAAACCGGTAATAACCAACCAATGAACGGGGGTGCATTATGGATGGGCTTTTACTGCTACGTACCGTCACCGCCTTGCCGTTCACGATCAGACGCAGCGATGAAGCTCTCACGCTCTTGGGGTAGGTAACTGCCCGAACGTCCGCGATACCGGCCAACCATGCTCGCCGGGCAGCCTCAGCGGCGTTACCAACCGGCTCCAACGCCTTGATCCGCTCCACTCGCCTCTGAATGGAGCAGACTCGTCGCCGCTTTCTACCCGGAAACCTATACTTCGGGAACAGTGCAGAGAAGTAATCACGGAAGATCTGCCGCGCTCGCTCTCGCGATACACCCAGCTCTGATCCAATGTCGCTCCACGTCAAGCAGTCTGGCACGATCAGATCCAACAGATCGTCGAATGATGCAGTGATCTTACTTCTACCACCACCGCCCGACCGACGACCCTCCCAGCGTGCCCTCGCCTTCGCTACCTTGTCCGCGAGAGTAGGGTTGAGCCGTGGATCTTTAGGTTGTGGCTGCGAACTGCTGGTGGTATCCATGCTGAGGATGCTACCACTGATGGTACGTACCAGTCAACTACCGAAAGATCAACGCAGCGAAGGCCACGGAGACGTGGTATCTACGGTGTACGTCTCCACCATGTGCGATGTACATAAGCAATGCTTATTGCCACAGCACGGTAACTCCGTACGTCCATCACCATCTCTACGTACCTTGGCTGCCATCCGATCCATGTACATCGGATCTGAATGTCCACATCTACGGCAGTACGTACCCGGTACTGGACGCTGAGGCTCGCACATGTACTGGGCACGGAACTCATACGGCTCGTGTGGATTTCTCCTGCCCGCTCCGAAGTCGATCTTGAATCCGGCAATACGGAATGCCCTAGCTACTCTCGTCCACAACTCCATAGTCGTCAACGATCCATAGAAAAACAGATACGCCCGATCCTTCAGCAGACTAGTGACCGTACTCACGTCTCCGTCCCGTGGGACATCGGCAAAGACATCGGCGAACAGGTCTCCGAGTTCGGATAGCTTCTCTGCCATCTCTCGATCCTCGGCGGTGGGCTCGAAATCAGTGTGGTGACTAGCGTCTCCGCCCATCAGACGATCCTCCGATATCTAGAGTCATCGAGTTAGCTCCATCCACTTCTCCACCGCCCCACCAATCACCCGATCTATCTCCCCACCAACCTTACCCAGCATCTTCGCCTTCACCTCAGCCATCTTCTTCCCGTCTCCCAACCACTCCGTTGGGATCTGCGTGGAGAGAGTACCTACCACAACGTCCAATCGTACCGCATCCGGCAGATCAGTACTAGTGGTAGATACCGAGGGTCTACTTCTTCTTTTTGGTTTTGGGGGCTGACGATTCGATGATCGGCTCTTCGGTCGATTCTTCGGCTGGCTCTTCTGCTTCCGCTTTTGGTTCCGGCTTGACTTCTTCCGGTCTGACTGTTTCCGGCTTGATCGCTGGTTGGTGCGTACAGACATGAGTCCTCCAGTTCTCCACAATCCCGTTCAGCTCTTTCATCGCCCGATCCCGCGCTGGCTCGATACGGCGCTCGGTAGAACTCAGCCCAACGAGCGGTATCAGCTCGAAGAGGATTCGGTACTGAGCCTTGACGGCGAACGTCAGTTTTTCGATTTCACATCGCGCACAGGTTTTCATTCAACCCTCACTTTTCCTAGTCTCTCGCACATTCTGGTTGTGATCTCTGGTGCTATCCACCCGAACACGACCCACAGGAACCTCTGGAGTTTTCGCAGTAGCTCACGTTTCGAGAATGGGTGTTTCGGTTTGAATCTGGCCTTCAAGGTGAGATCTCCGGTGCTGAAGTCGGTGTGGCGTCCCACGCATCAACCATCAACTGCCATCCAGCCAACCACACCTTCCGCTGAACGTCCGGTAGTTCGTCGATACGAATGCCCTTCATGATTACGTCACTACGGTATCTCTCCACAGTCTGGTTGACTAGAGTACGTACCATTCCAACCCTGATCTCCGCCGGTAGAGTCGAATTAGATAGAGTCCCATTCATTTCTCGGATGATGGCGAGAAGTTCGGTAGCCATCGACGCTTCCGCTTCCGGCTCACCGTAGACCACTTTGGGGATCACATCTTCGGGCTTGAACTTGATCGTGTAGCCATACTCCTTCGTCCTAACGGCATCTCCGATCAGCGCATCTGCCCACTCCGCACACACCGATAGGAACTTCTTCTTCGCCCGTCCAATCCCACCAACTGGATGCATCGGACATCCACCATCGATGATGTCTCTCAGTCTGTGGATCTCATGCGAAGCCCAGCGTTCGCGTTCGTTCTTCGGTACACTGGAGTCCATGATCTGCCGTTCGAGATCAGCCGATGGAGTCGCCGCGTATGCTTTCTGCTCGTCGTTCACGCGTCTACCTTCTCTCCGGTATCTACCATCACTACTGCTTCGAATGGAATCATCGTCACCGTCATCTTCTCCTCACCCACCACCAGCTCCAGATCCCTCGCTCCAGTTGGTGAGAAGAACACCCGCTGGCCGATCTTCACGTCCGGCCGGTAGTCACCCGGTTTGTATCTATTCCCAATCAGCAGCACTTGCCCCCAGGGCTCGAACGCCTGATTGATCTGGCCGCGCTCCTGAGTACCCAGAATTGCTACCTCTTGCCCACCAGCAGTGACCACCTTGGATGCCACATACTCTCCATCCGCCGCAACCGGTACCTGATCCCGCGCCACCAGAATCCGTCCAGCACACAACCGGTACCTCCGCTGTGCTTCGGCGATCTTTTCCTCTTCAGTTGCCATTTCCGATTTAGTTATTTGCTTAGTCACTCGTTCCTCCTCGATCTCGGCGGTATCTTGCTCGGCAGTACTGGCAGAAGTCCGTTCCGACGTGCCTTCGAATAGCATCTTGGGCACAAATCACGTTTCCTTGACGCCCTCAACCTGCAATTCGAGCATCTTTTGCGAATTCTGGCCGCCACGTTGGAAACGCATCTTAGATCCACACCACCAACTAGTCAACTACTTTACCAACCACTTACCGCCACTCTGTCTGGGGACGCATCGATATTGACAGCCGGTCTATACCAACCTCACTCTGATCGGTAGTGTCAGAACCGTCCGTTCCAACCACCTCAATCGCCCTCATACCGGCCCTTCCAACGGGCGGTTCCGACACCTCCACACCTACCTCTACCCCCACCAGCGTGATCACGTTATGACCGCCCGAGTTCCAGATACCGCGTGCCTCTTCTGTGTGCAGATGATCGTCTTGCGCGCATTCGGACATAACGAAGGAGAGATCGCCGCCCGCATCTCCACCAGCAACAAGCCAACCGGCGTCTCCGTCCGGATGCTCTACAAGCACCTCAATGACCCCCAACACAAATCCGAGTACCAACGACTGCTCGATTGGGCACTACTGGCCAAGCGCGAAAAGCAGGTATCTACCATCGAAGTCACCGCCAAGAGCCTACGGGCGAAGATGGAAGAACAGCTCGGCGAGGCGTGGAGCCAGATCGTCGCAGCGATCAAAGACGGAGATATCGATTCGGCGTGGAGAGTGATTGAGTACATCGAAGGTAAGCCCAAGGGGAGTCTCGATATCAAGCACTCTGGCGGGATCATGCACGCCGTGTTCAATCCCAAAACAGTACGGGAACTAGCAGCTCAGGAGCAGGAGATCGACATGATCAAGTCCCAACGCCTGCTCGGTAGATTGCCCGCTGGAGTAGTCGCTGCTGATGCCATCGACGCTGAGGTGGTTGGGGACGTAGCGGAGGGAGTTGCTTCGTGAGTCCCGCTACCGCCACTGCTACAGCCGAAATTCGGGAGATCGAAGATCGGGTAATACTCACATCCGAACAGATCGGCGAACGCCGCCGAGCGATGGACGCCGATGTGTGGTTGTTCATCAAGTGGGTGTGTAAGCACGGGGCGGAGGACATCGAACGGTTCCACCGACCACTCGCGTATCTACTCGCCGGGGACGCCGTACGACTCGCAGCGTGCCTCAACACCTACGATTCAGAAGTAGTCACCCAAATCCGTCGCTTCCTCCGATCCCAGTCACCACCGGTCGATTGGAACACCCGTACCGGTATCCGCCAGCTAGCAAAGATTTTGGAAAAAGTAAACGACCGCATCGCCCGTGCGTCCGGCAAAACCACCATCGGACGCGACGTAGTTCTCTGGACCGGCAGCGTTGATCCCAACAGGAACATCGCCATCGTCTCCAAGTCCGACGATGCCGCATGGGCAATGTGCGAGGCGATCGGCAACATGATGCGCACCGATGAGTACCGTACGTACTACCCAGATCGACTCTTCCCAGTCAATCCCGAAGCACAGATCACCAAAAAGTGGATTCGTATGTACGGCCGCACCGTACCGGAGCAGGAAACGATCGAGGCGCGCGGCGTCAACTCCCAGTGGTACTCCAAGCACTACCATCTGATCTACGGGGACGATCTCTCCTCCACCGAAGCCAAACAGGGTGACGCCACGGTTGACGACGCGAACCGCTTCATCGCATCCCTTCGCGGCATCTCGATGGCGGAGCGTTGGGGCGGAGCGCGGTACGTATTCAACGGCACCATTCAAGGCGCCAAGGACGACCACGCCACACTGAGTGCTCCGGACGCCGGATACATCTCTCTGGTCATTCCGATATGGCGCCACCACGCCGGGGCAGCGTGGAACCTATCCAACCTTCTCGACGATGGCATACCAGTACTGCCAGAACTCAACAGTCTCGATGCCATTCGAGAGATGCGGAAGGAAACCCTCTCGAACCCCAAACACGGCGCTATCTCGTGGATGCAGAACTTCTGCATGACTGCCCACGAAGCCGGATCGATGGAGTTCTCCACCGAACTGCTCCGCAGGTCGTACTTCACATGGGTAGTTAAAAAGTCCATCAGTCAGCGTACCGGCAAAGAGGAACACAGGCGATTCATACGCCGGTATCTATGGACCGTTGACGCCAAAGGGCAGAAGATCCCCAAAACCAATCCCCAACTGGAACCATCCACTGATGAGTGTCGCTGCTGGATGGGATGCAGTCGCGGCAACAAGCACGCGTACGTCGAGTACGACCCACTTACCCTACCTAGAGTTCTAGCTGTAGACCAAGCAGTCAGCGGTAAGGGCGACAAGTGGGCGGTAGCTGCTGGGTGCCAAGATCCGCAAGGATATATCTACGCCCTCAAAGGCCGTGCTGGTCGCGGTAGAGGTTACGCTGATCTGCTTAACGCCATACCTATGGTATTCAACCAGTGGGGCGGTAGATCTAACCCGCCGCGAAAAGTGGGTATCGAGTCGAATGCCGCTCAGCAAACCACTGCGGTGTGGATGCAACGCGCCGAAGAGTTCTCGTTTCTGGCCCGGCGAATCGTCAAGCTGTCCCCCAGTGGAATCCAGAAGACGATGCGCATTTACAACGGCGTTCTCGCCGGTCTGCTTCAGATGACGCTGTTGCTAGATCCCGAGGATCACGACAGAGATACTGAAATGCTCGGCTACAACTCCGCGTCCGAAGATCCAGAAGACGACATTCTGGATGCTATCGCCATGATGGTCACTCTCTTCGGCCAGCCAACCGGCGAAGACGTAGCTGGTACTACTGAATCGTACGCCCGAGATCAGCTCGCCCAGGTGACACGGGATTGCGATCCGGCAACGATGATCGACGTGTCGTTCGATCCTATGGAGTTCACATGGAACTGACCAACCGTGTAGTTGGTGGGGTCTGCAAGCCCGAAGTCCAAGCCGGAATAACGATGTTATTGGGCGATGGTGAAGAAGTACGTGTAACTGAACGAAACGCCCTCGGCTTTCTTCAATGTACCGCGTGCCCACAGGTGTTTGCTGGCAACTACGCTGACACGTTTGATGTGCCGTGGGCCGATCCGACGAATCCGTATTGGGATACTCACTCCTGCTCGGCAACGAGACATTTCGTGGCAATTCACACTCGACTTTTGGATCTGCCGCGTGATGCGGCGCAACGGGTAATGGAAGATCCTCCAGTGGACGGGGCGGACGCTTTCCACCACGCGGCAGATCGAGAGGTTGAACGGTGAGTGATGATCCGGCAGTGTGGCAGAAGACAGTAACGGTCGAATCGAAAGAGCGCACCAGTGTGAAGATCTTTACTCCGGATGGACGTGTGCTGGTCGTGAATCGGAACGAAGCCGGGTTCAAGCCCAACAGCTCCAGCAGATCGGAACGTAAATAGATGCTAGATCTCTCCTCTCTCGACCCCACAGCCTCTCTCGTAGACTCGGGCAAACCGAACGCACGTATCGTCGCCGACAAGTACAACCTCCACCAAAAGATCGTCTTCATCGACGACGAAAAATCCCGTGTCCAAACCTACCTCTCGCGTCAAATCAAAAAGTGCTCCGACGACCGCGAGAACGCCCTCACCAAACGCTCCAAGAACATAGAAGCCTACGAAGGTATCGCCGGCAAGGGCGAGACGATCACCTTGCCGTTCTCCCGCCAGCAAGCCAACCAGCAGCACGCATGGCTGATGGATCGGGTGTTCTCCGCCGAGCCCACCGTATCGGTACTCCCATTGGGCGATGGCGTCTTCCACATCACCACTCCCAACCCCGACACCGGCATCGTTGAAGACGTAACCGTAACCTATTCTGAAGAAGCCGATGCCATCGAATCCCTCCTCCATTTCAAGTGGTCCCACCGTCTGCCAATCCGCAAAGTCCTATCCGATTGGGCGATGGAAGGACTCCAAGACGGTACGTTCCCCGCCGTACTCAAAATCATCCACGACGAACAGCGCATCCGCATCGCCAACCGGATGCTCCCGTTCCTGTCCGCCGACGAGACCGGTACAGTCAAAGAGACCCCCAATGGTCAGCCCATTCAGATCATCAACGCCCCGGAGTACCGCACCATCGTCGATGGCGAATCCGTTCAGATCATCAATGTCCCCGGTGACGACTTCCTAGTTCCATTCGGCCACACCGACATCCAGAAGTCCCCGTGGATCGGCATGCGAATGGAACCGGATACCTCCACCGTACGGATGAAGATCTCCTCCGGTGAGTGGGACTTCTGCACCGATCCCGACGAGGTTGACGGCGATGGCAAATCAGTAGGACCGTCCGACGAGGATATCGAACGAGTTCTCTACTCAGCAGAGGACACCACTACCGATTCCACCAAACGCAAGAAACGAGTCACCGAGCGTGTCGATAAGCGCCGGGAACTAGACCCCGCCAAAACCCACCCAGTGGTAGAAGTCAACTTCCGCTGGCCCATCCTCACCGAAGACGACCCAACCACCATTACGTGGATGGAACTGGTCGGTGACTTCCACGTCAAAACCGAAACCCTGCTCTCCTGCTGGCTGCTCGATTCGTGGAACGGTAAGCGCCCGTACATCGACTGGTTCATGCGCCAGCGACCGAACAGCTACTCCGGTACCTGTACAGTCGAAGACGTAGCACCGTTCCAACGCTACGCCTCGAACCTCTTTCACCTGCAAGTCCAGAACATGGTGATGCGCAACGTCTCCGTGATCATGGTGCGGAAGGGTACATCTACCGCTACATTCCTCTCCCGTAGATCGAACATCCGTCCGGGCATGGTCGTACCTGTTGATGAGATGGAGGACGTGAAGCTAACTCCACTCGGTACGCCTATCGAATCCATCGCCAGCGAGATCACGTTCCTCAAAAACGGCGCCACTGAGATGGGCCTCTCCACTCAGTACGACAACGCCACCGCCGACCTGTCCCGTGTTACATCTGGTGCGTTTGCCCAACAGCAAGATCTCTCCAAACTGCAACCCAAGCAGATCTATGCCGGACTGGCAACCAGAATCGGTGACCTCGCCCTGATGTACGTACAGTCACTAGCTCAGTATGCACCGGAGCAGACCATACCGTCGTTCGACGACAAGACCGATGCGGTGATCAGCCGTACCATCCACCTTCCGCGAGAAGCAATCACCGATCAGCTCCGATTCGTACTCAAAGCGACCACCTCCGACCAGACGCCAGAAGCCATGTTCCAGCAAGATCTGGTACTCGGTAAGGAGATCGACGGAGCCAACCAGTTCGCCATGGCTGTTACCGGCCAGATCATGCTCCCCGGTGTCCCGTCAGAGTTCCAGGAGATGGGCATCTTCTGGATCACTCGCCGCGAACTCATGCTGGCGTCCATGTTCAAGAACGCCCGCCGCCACGACGTATCTCAGTACGCCATGAAGCCGGAGATGATCCGAGAGAATATCGAATCACTACAAAAGAAGATGGCCAGCGCTCCGCCGCCATCAGAAACGCCGAAAGTACCCGATGTAAAGATCTCTCTGTCTGGTCAGCTACCACCGGAGTTCGTCATGGCTATCGCTCAGATGGCCGGTATCAACATAACGCCTACCACCACACCCACATCTACATCCTCATCCCCAATGGGAGGTACTAATGAGTCTCAATCTGGACCTGTTCCAAATGCCGGAGGCAACGGATCTGTTCCTGCCGGTGTCGATCAATCCTCGGGACTGGACAACCTTCAGCCGCTCCCAAGTGGTCAAGGAATGGGTGCGGCTCCTGCGGTCGGAAATCTACCAGCGTAGCCGGAGGAGAGGTAAAGACGACGGAGACTGGCGGGAGATGCAGGGGTTCATCAAGGGATTGGAGTTCGCGCTCGCCGTACCGCAGACGATTCTTTCGGATACAGAGCAACCAGAAGAAGTAGAAGAGCAGTAAGTGATAGCAGTAAGAGAAAGAGAGGACTGAAACAATGACAGTCACACCGGTAGCAGACCCCCGAGCAGAGATGGATACGTTTTATGAACAGAACCCACCGACAGATCCAGCGCCCACCACAACCACAACGACTGAACCGGCACAGACACCGGCAGCGCCAGCAGATACCACATCGGCTACGGATACCGGTACTGAACTCGGAGCTACGGTAAATACCACTCCGGCCACTCCCGCTCAGCCGGTGGACTTTTGGGACCAGCCCGCCGACGACGACGATCTCCCACCGTCACTACGCGGCAAACCCCGCAAGGAAGCGTGGAGCACTCTCAAAGGCGCTCTGGCTCGTGAGCACCAAGCAGGATTCCAGAAGAACGAAGCCGTCGCGCAGTACGAAGCACAGAAGCGACTCAACGATGTAATGTTCGCCGAGCTGGACCGCATCCGAGCCTCAACTGGCGCTCCTCCGGCCACTCCTGCCCAGCCGTATACCCAACTGGGCATCGAAGACCCTCAGCAGCTCTTCTCCACTCCGGGTACGGTTCTCAACGCCATCCCCCAATTTGTCACCCAACAGGTCAACCAGCAAGTCGCGCAAGTCACCCAAGGGCTACAGCAGCAGATGGCCGGTCTCGCCAACCAGAACCTACAGATCCGCGCCGAAACTGCCCAAGTCAAAGCGCGCGAACTACTGAAGATGGACGAACCCACCTTCCTGTCGGTACGTCCGTGGCTGGCTACCGTCATGGCGAACAACGGTGCCGACCCCACCGTCACCGAGAACTGGGTACTAGCCGGTAATATGCTTCGGCAGAACGCCGCCAAACTCATCCCCGCCACCACCAGCGTAACCCCCGCTGCCCCCGCTGCCGGTAATGGCCGTCCAGCGGTAACTACCACCCCCACTGCCAAGCGCCCCGCATCCACCGGCAACAAGCACATGGACAACGCTCTCAAAGAGCACTTGGATGCGTGGAACGTCAACCGCACTCGTCGCGGTCTCAAACCGTACACCCTTGAGGAATTCCGCGATATCGCGTACGCTGATCAGACTGCTGGTCTGACCGACGAGTCATAAACATAGTAATCAGTAATCAGTAATCAGTACATACCAACATTACCGATCAGGAAAGCAGGAGAACTTCAATCATGCCTATCGAGATCAATGACACCAACCGCTACCTGTACGGCGGAGACATCGCCATCACCAGCACCATCCCCAAACTTCACCCCCGACTGGGTATCCCTCTGGACCAGACCCGCAAGTCCCTCACCGGCTCCTCGTACTACCTCGGGTCGTTCTGGCGCGGAGATATCGTCTACATCCCCGACCCCACCCTGGAGTTCAACTTCACTCGCTACTGTGACGACGGCTCTACCGAGTCCCGCAAGCTCTGGATGCTGCTGACCTTCGAAAAAGGCTTCGAAGAGTGCAAGGCCGAAGAGTGGAGTCTCGGCCCAGAGTTGCGCAAAGCCTACCAAGTAGTTGATAATCGTATCTGTCTCCCCGTGGGGCGCAACGCCCAGGGTAAAGACCTTTACGAAGTGGTAATGGTTCGTCCCGCTGAACGCTACTTCTCGGAACTGGCGAAACTTCAGCAGATGGACTCGATCCTTCCGGATTCCGCAAAACGCATCGGCTCGTCGTTCGACGACAAAGGCGTCTCGGTCCTTCCTCCGGAGATGACGGTATCTGAACACCGGTACAACGTGGATGATGTGAGGGTCAAGCAACCAGCATAGATAGTAGTTAGTAGTTACTACGCTGGTACGTATTGATCCTACCGTTATCCATTTAACGGAGGACCAAACTCATGTCTGCAATTCCGTCTCCGCCCCAAGCGGGTACGTCGATCACGAGACCGCCCGGCTCCGGTGCGGTCACCGCAATTGGCGTTGCTGCGCTCGAAACCCTCACCGCCGACGTTCTCGCTCTCCTGTCTGGGCTGAGCGTAGCATCGGGCGGTCTCACCGTTACTGCCGGTGGCCTCACTGTCACTGCTGGCGGTCTCACGGTGACTGATGGTGGCGTTACCATCACCGACGACGGCCTGACGATCACCGATGACGGCATCATCCTGACCGACGACGGTATCGTGTTCAACGGTACGTCCGAGTCCATCGTCCAGCCGGTCACGTCACTGCTGTTTCGTGATCACGCCAACGCCAACACCAACATCACCGTTCTCGACTCCGGTGCTACTACCGTCCGTGGTGCCATCACTCCCACTGGCGGTGTAGCTGCTGCTGGCGGATTCTCGGCCACCCCGTGCGGTCAGATCCACACCGGTGGCGCTCCAGCTACGGCCGCTGCTGACGGTTCTGAGCTGACCCCCACCACGACCAGCGTCTACACCGTAGAGATCTTCGTTCCATGCAACATGACTCTGACCGGTGTTCGTCACTTCAACGGCTCGGACGTAACCGGCAACATCACCGTTGCGCTCTATACCTCTGCGGGCGTCGCAATCGCCGCCGCCGTGTCAGCCGCCACCGCCGGTTCCGGCACTGACGCCTATCAGTCGATCCCCTTCGCGACGCCGTACGCTGCTGTCGGTCCTGCGAAGTACCTCATCGGATTCCAGTACTCCAGCGCCAGCGCCCGGCCCAACTGTCATCTGATCGGCACGGCTTTCGGTATCGTTCAGGCTTCAGCCACCATCGGCGTCACGGCCATCAGCCCTCTACCGACCGCATTCGTCGCCACCACTCAACCAATCGCCAGTCTCTACTAACCACTAACTACTGACCCAATGCCGTCGTGGAAAGCGGCTCAACCACTAACAACCACTGGAGGACCGAAATGGTGAAACGACATCATGACTACATTCAACATCGGTCCTATCGCACTCTGGGATCTCGAACTGATCCGCGAAGGCACCCAGATGGGTGTCGAAGACGCTACCGAAGCGTGGGTTGAGGGAGCGCTTCTGGTCAACGCCTCCGGCAAGCTCGCCGAGGCATCCGCCGATCCCACCGCACTCCGAGGCATCGCAAAGAAAGCCGCCAGTGGTACTACCAGCGCGCCCGTAGAGTACTGGCCCATCAAGCCGGGACGACTCTACGAAGCTACGTGGATTGGCACCATCGCGCAGACTGACTTCTACGCGAACGTCGGCTTCACTCGCGACTCCACCACCAAGTTCTGGTATCTCGACACGGCGCAGACCGAAGACACCGCACAGGTCGTCGCCCTCGCTCCGGGGTCCACCCTTTCTGACACCAACCCGCGAGTGCTCTTCACGTTCGATTCTGCGAACGTCGAAGGCTTCTAAGAGGAGGACGACATGGCAGTCAGCGCACCTAACCAACTCGCTCAGTTCGCAAACCTGTTGTCGCGAGTTCAGGATCTCAACTTCCGCGACACCAAAACACTGCTCCCTGACATTTGCGGCAAGTTCACCCACGACGGTGATACGAGTCGCGGTCAGGACTACCGCTCTACGACCACTGTTGGACTCGGCCCCTTCCAGCAGACTCCGGAGTTCGGCCAGTTCAAAAAGGACGCTTTCGAGCCCGGCCAGGACCGTACGTCCAGTTGGTACAAGTTCACCAACGGCGTGATCGTCGGCGAAGAACTCCTCTGGTACATGGCGCGGAACAAGCGCGTGTACGAGGACAAGGTGAAGATGTTCGAGGACATCAACCAGGAGTTCAAGGACACGTGGCAGTGGACCAAAGAAGTCATCTGCACCCTGCCGCAGACCGCTGGTACGTCCACCGCGCAGAACGGCCCGTGGAATGGCACCGGTCGCGACGGACTGGCTCTCTTCTCAGCATCACACACGTCGATCAAAACCCCCGTCGTGACCATTTCCAACATTCAGGGTTCGCAGCCCATCAGCCAACTTGCCATCCAAGAGGGCGTGACGATGCTGCGCAACATGAAGAACGACGAGGGACGCCCTCAGCCGCCCGCCAACGACATCCTCGTTGTCGCTGGTAAGTGGTGGGAGTGGAGACTGGCGGAGATCTTCGGCACCGACAAGCAGGTTGACACGTTCAACAACAACATCAACCCGCTGGTGGCATCTGGCCCGAAGGACGCTGAGAAGCGCCGCTACTCGTACCTCATCAACGACTACCTCGCCGACACCGACACGTCGTGGATGATCATGGACCGCAAGAATCACCCGCTGTACCAGTTCGAATTCCTCCCTCCGACGTTCCAGAAGGAGAAAGACATCGCGACCGGTGGGGTGATCTTCAAATGCACCACCATCCACGGCATCGACTTCCTGTCGTTCCGTCACATCGTCCGCTGCGCCGGAGTGTAGTTCGGGTGTGCTGGGGGAGTACTTAGCGTGGGGTGGGGATGGCGCAGAGTCCCTACCCCATTAGGTTCTGAATTAGTCTACTAGTTGACCAATCACGATAACGGCGTTTAAACAATCAAATGAGCCACCCATCCATCTCGCCGAACGTCTTCGACGATGACCGTCTAGCAGATGGTCAACTACTTGACTTTCGCTGCGAGTCCTGCGAAGGGCGGTACCCGTTCGACCTACTGGTCATCGAAGACGGCCACAAAGTCTGCAAGCCGAACTGCGCACACGACACGCCGCTTAGTGAACGCGAACGCCTCGCAGCAGAAGCTCAACTGGAAGCCACCCGACTCACTACCGACAACATAGAACGCAACACCGAACGCCTCGGCAGGGGCAATCTCTACAGCTTGATGGATGGCGTATCGGTATGTACCAAACTAGCGTCCGGTTCGACCATCTACCCAGTACAGATCCAACTAGTCTCCGGAGGCCCATCAGTGTCTCTCGCTCTAACCGGTGTCGGATTCTCCACCTCTGACGTAGTCACCAGTTCCCATTCCGGTATCACGTTCAGCGCCGGTACGATCTCCACCGATCAGCTCTCATGGACTCTCACTGTTGCGGCGTCCGGTCTAGTTCCAACTGGCAACTACATCTTCTACTTCAACGGTGCCCGCTTCCCAGACGCCTTTCGCGTCACCTAACTCGATACTGGAGGCCATACGATGCCAGTCCTAACCCTCACTGCTGCTGGTACCCGGCAGGCGTTCGTCACTCCGCTGACCAACCTCCCAACCGAGTTCGCCTGCCAGCGCTGCACCATCGAGTGGATCAGCGGCACCAACATCTACATCGGCCTGCCCAAGCCGCTCGGCAAGGCCAACTCCGTCTCCTCCACCGTCTACGACGTAACGCTCAACTCCACTGACCGCTCATTCACGATCGCCGGTAATCCAGAAGGTAATTCTGTCTACCTGCCCAACGTGTGGTGGGACAGTGATACCTCCGGCGCGAAGATCGCCATCTCGCCAGTAACAGTGTAGGTCACCCACCATGAGCGACCTCTCACACGGCATCGTCGGCTCCACCACCGGTACGGACAGTCTTGTCCGTGCCACGTCGCCGACGATTACCACTCCAACCATCACCAGTCCGACGATGACCACTCCAACTCTAGGAGTGGCTTCAGCTACATCCCTATCTCTGTCTACCGGAGCCCTTACGCCTGGGACCATGACGTACTCCGCCAATTCACTGGCACAGTCCGTCGTTCACAGATTCGATTGGACCAACGCCATGGTTGTGGCATTGGGCGCCAATCTGACCGGCGATATCACGATCTGTACCCTGCCAGCTAAGACGGTAGTCAAACGGGTGTGGTCGGTAATTACCGGACAGGCTGCTGGGCCGACTACCCTTACCATGGCAATCGGTCGCACCTCTGCCCTCTACATCGACTACATCATTGCCGTCTCCATCAAGGCAGCAGTGAATACCATCTATGGAGCGGTTGTAGGTGACCTGGGGGCCAATCTGACTGGGTACGATCTACCGTCGTACACAGCGACCACGGCCGTCAAAGCACATCTGATCGCCACCGTTGCCAACTTGGATCAGACCACTGGCAGCACCGGATCGATTCACATCGAAACGCTAACTCTACCGTAATCAGCGAACTGTAACCGTCAAACAGAAAGCGGAAGATGCCGACCAACAACAACAACAGTGCATATGCCCCCGCTGGTTACGTCTTCTCCGGTGGACTGGGTGCAGAACTCACTGCCGCCACCTCTATCACTCTTACCGACGCTGTACACGTCGTCTCCGGCTCAGCGACCATCACGACCATCAACGGCGGCTACGCCCACAACTCCAACGTCTCATATCTGATCAAGAAATCAGGCTCGACGTGGCTCTTCGGCTCTGGTGGCAACATCGTCGGCCCACTCCCACCGGACGTACCGGAGAACGGCGTCATCACCCTCCTGTGGGACCAGACATACTGGAGAATCCAATCCTCCGATCTGCAACCCACTTTCGTCAACGTCCTCGCCCACGGTTTGATCGGCGACAACTCCACTGACAATACCGCCGCGCTCAACGCTATCCTCGCCGTCTACAACGCCAAAACTCCAGGTCTACCCACCACCGGAGCGGTGATCTACTTCCCGGCCGGTGTATACAAGTTCACCGGAGAATCCGTCGTCGCTTTCCACGGCATGACCTTCCTGGGCGATGGCCGCTCCGCGTCGAAACTCCGCTTCGAACCCACCGCCACCAACAAGACGTTCCTGACGTTCCAGATGTCCACCGCGATCTCCATCAACTACTGCGCTATCCGCGACTTGGAGTTCCGTTCCGCCGACACTACGTACGTAAAAACGATGGTGAAGATCGTCGATTCATCGACGTTCTCATTCACCCGTTGCCATATCAACGGCTGTTACGACGCTACCAGTGCGTCCATCGGTATTGACTACCGTGGGCGAGAACTGCTCGATTGCGGTACCTCGCTGATCGCCGCCAATATCCCGATCATCTGCAACGACGACCCGAACCTGACGATCGACAACGATCACGCCCACTTCCACGACTTGGACCTTCTCCCCACCGGCAACCCCGCGTTCCAAATCGTCAAGGGTGTCAACGTCACCAATTTCACGATGGATGGCCGGAACGCCTTCGTCGGCGGCACCGCTGGTTTCTACTGGAACGACACCGGTGTTGGCGCCTCCTCGGTTACCGGTGACGGGGTAGACATATCCGGCATCCGGTGGGAGGGTGCCACTGCCGCTGGCTACCATGTCTACATCGCTCGCGACGCATCCGTCCAACGCGGTGTCACCATTAAAAAGGTTACCGGAGGACTACTCACCACCAATAAGGGCTTCTACCTTCGTGGTCTCGACCGTGCCCTGGTTGAGAGCTGTATCTACACTGGTACCTCTGAAGCTATAAACGCCGATGGATGCATAGATCTCACTGTTCGCAACTGTTGGCTCAATCCATCCTCCACGGTCAACTGGAACAGCCTGATCCAGACCGACCAGCGGGGTACGCGTTGGACCTCCAGTGGCAACATGCCGGTAAGTACCAGTGAAACGTGGTCAACCACAATCGGTTCGTATAGCAGCCAACGAATGAACAGGTTCCTGTTCAACGTCGCCGACAACACCACTACCACCCTCGTTACAGTCACCGTCCCCAATGCCAACCACGCCGCTGGTATCTTCATTCGACTCATCGGTGCTCTCGGAGATCAGGATTCCACTCAATCTGCTACGTACAGTTTCGCTGTTAGCCGCATCGCCGGAGCTAACGCCAAAATGGTTGCTTCATCCGAAGCCGTCGCCTCTGCTACCGCTGGTGCTACTGCCAATTGCGACGTTCAACTCACAGCATCAGCAGTCAGTGGTGGTATCACGGCGGTCAACACATTCACTATCGACTGCAAGATCGTCCGCTCAGCCGGGGCCAGCACAAATCACGATGCCGTAGCGCTGATCGAAGTGGTGAACGTCAAGACCCCCGGAGTCAGCGTTAACTAAAACAAGACCAGCTCGAACACTAACTAGTTTCAACTTCCGTACGAAAACTAAAACAAGATGAACAACCTCGAAATGAAATCAGAAGTGATGCGCATGCTAGTCAACATGCGTACCTCTGATCCGTTCTATGCCGATGTCCAGTCGTGGGTCAACCGTGGGCTCAACGACGTGGTACTGATGGGCATCAAGGGATTGGAGCGCGGCATCGACCTCTTCCCCGAACTCCGATGCTCATGGGATTCTGAGTTGACCATCGACGGCATCAACAACCAAGCGATGCCCGGCGACAAGCTGCTAATTACATCGGTAGGTACGTACAACAAACAGTCCCCCAATCACAACTTCGACCGCGCTCAACCGATGAGCTACTTCCGTCCGGAGAAGTTCGATACCGTCGCCAAACCAGCAACTCGCAAAGGCTTTCCCACGCTATGGACGATGCGCGGCCACAGTATCTACTACTACCCAACGCCATCAGTAACTCCAACTGATTACCGAACTCTACTGCTCTACCACGGTATCCAGCGAGAGCCGTCGATGAGTGCCGATGACGACGCTCCAGTGATGTCTGATTTGTGGCACGACACCGCCGTGCTCCTAGCAGCGGCGATCGGTGCTAGATCCAAGGGGTGGTTGGACAAGATGGCGGCGTGGGACGCTGAGGTAAAGGTTAAGTTGGATCTGTCCCTCAACATCGGTGCTGTGGAAGATGCGGCGCAGTCGCAGCACATAGATGTGGAAGGACTTATTGATAGAGTTGGGGTGTACGGTGGTAACTAGCTCTGATGTCAGTGGTCTACGACAAGTTGAAGATGTAGCACCCGCCAACGTACCAGTCTACGGACCATCCGTTGAGAGAGTACTGATACGCCTTAGCGTTCTGGTCTGGATCGTCGTAATGCACCACGTACCACTTGTCCGGTTGGAACGGCCCAGACGAATGAACGAACACCCGATCGCCGGAGTCATACACGCACCAGTTAGGGACTTCGGTGAGTTCCTGGTTGTAGTCCCGGCCGTCGCAGATCCACACGCAATAGCCTTCCTGGTAGCAGATCTGGAAGCAGTCAGGTACGGCACTGGTAGCCAGGGCAAAGAGTACGACCATAGTCAGAGAAATTCTCTTCATTTGCAGTCTCCTGTTTTGCGAAGTGAAGTGTGAAACCATCGTACGGTAGATTCCCGTAATTATGGCAGCTAAATACAAGTCCAACCGTCAGGCGCTACCAATTTCGATTGGTGCGGGTCTGTTCACGGCAGGTGATCTGGCGAAGATCCCACCGGGAGCCACGCCGATGGCTAAGAATGTCTTTATTCGATCGGGACCGCGCGTTGAGATGCGATCTGGTTGGATGCGAGACTCGGACCAACCATCCGCGCAGACCGGACGACTGATCCACTACACGGCTGCTGACGTTCTTTCCGGTACTGACAAGCTCATTGCCTCTCCGTCGTCCAACACGACTGGCGGATATATGTCTTTGAGAGCTACGGACGGTACGTACTCTGATATAGGATCTCTCAACTTCTACGCGGTTGACAGTGTGGGATTTCTGGGTAAGGTGTATATGCTCCAGCACCCCAACCTATACGACACTGGGGTGTCGTACGACGGCACCACGGTCGATACCAATGCCTTCGGTACGATCAGCGCTGGAGTCCTGTCCGGATTCAGTGGTAACTCGATCACTAGCTACAACCACCGCCTCTTCCTAGCCGGTATAGCTGAGGCTCGTGGGTTCAACAATCTGCTGAACGGTACAGACGTTGCCACTCAGTTTGAGAATGCTGCCAAGTGGACCCTCACCGGCTGCACCGTCGCCGTAACGGGTAATGTCCGAACTCTGACCATCGCCGCCGCTGGTGATTCCGCTAAGACGTTCGGTAGCGTACTTACCACCACCGAGCCCAATTGGGTCACCGTTCGCCCACAGTTCAAGGCCCGAAGTGCAACTACCAGCATGCCGTTCACCGTGACCGTGGAAGACGCCGCTGGGACTACGGTGTGGGGATCGATGGACATACTGGTGGCGTCGTCGTCGATCAACCCGGAGTGGCAGACGTTCGTCAAGTCGTTCCTCCTGCCAGCCGGAGTGACCGCCTACATCAAGTACAAGCCGGGCAACGCCAGCGTAGCTGCCGTCACCGGCTCAGTGGACGTAGGCGACAAAACGGGTGTCGGCAAGGGACTAGCGTTCTACCAAGAGCGGTTCGTATTCACCAAGTCCTACTGCAACTCGGCCGAACCGCTCGGCGATCAGGTCATGAATATGTCCCGGTTGATGTGGTGCGAAGTCGATAGCCCATCGAACTGGAGACCAAACGCCTACTACGACTGCCGGGAGATCGAAGGACCGCTTACAACTGTCAGATCCATCAACGGAATGTTGTGTGCGTTCAAGTCGAACGGGATATGGGTGTTCGGCCAGCAGGACAACGCCGATCTACCAATTGTCTTCCTGAGACTGTTGGAGAACGTCGGCTGCATATCTACCACGGCAATCGACCACTTCCGCAACCGGCTGTACTTTGTCGGAGAGAACGAAGTCTACGAATGGAGCGGCGACGGCAATCCCACCCCGCTGGCCGGTCCCGGTATGCGCGAGACCTTGTTCAACTCCACCACACTGGCAGCTACGGCACCACTCCAGGTAGCCAACTCCGGTGGTCTTTACCCACTGTTACGGATCAACGTTGACGACGAAGAAGTATGGGTATACCTACAGCCGGGGAAACTGTATGTCTATAGTCTGATCACGCAGACGTGGACTGGACCGATCACCATCACCGGAGTGGATGGCGCTGATCTGGAGATCAACGACCTGATGTACATGAAGCCGCAAGGCGAGACTCGGCGGGAGATGTGGGCTGCGCTGAAGGACACCAAAGACATCATCAAACTCCGCACCGGTCAGACTCTCGACAACATCACTGGTACCGAACGTGAAGTAACCGCCGAGTACTGGGTGCGGCCACTGATCACCAAAGACCCCAAACAAACCTTCCTCGTGGAGACCATCGATATTGACCACAAGATCACCGGAGACCAAACAGACTCTACGACTACTTATCGCGTGTCGTTCGATGGTGGCACGACGTGGGATGCGGAGAATACTATCGAGATTGCTCCGCTGGCGTCGGGGGATTACCAACCGATGACCGTTGACCTGTGGCAATCAGACGAACGCATGACTATCGCTATCAAGCACACCGGTAAGGCTGGACCGGAGTACTTCAACTTCTCCGGTGCCAGTGCTACCGTACAAATCCTCGGTGAGCGTATTCAGAGGTCCAACCCAACAGCAGTGTCCAGCAATCTATGAGGAGGACGTGATGAACAGGAAGACGATGCGTGTGATCGAAGCGATGGTCGAAGGCGGCGCCACCGCCAAAGCAGTGGAACAGTACTGCGCCACGGCCGGTGTGGAGTTCCACCCGCTGGCGTGCGATCTGGCATTCGGTAAGCCGTGCGACCACCTGACAGCAGATCAGTCGAACGCCGCTCGGAACGCGTTCAAGAAACACCCCACCGCCGCACCGGTACCTACTAGCGTCATGCCCACCAACGACACTTCCAATCCGGTGATCGACGTAGGACCAGCAGTAGAACCAGATCCGATTCCCGATCTCCAGCCAGAACCTGAACCGGAACCTGAGACAGGACGAGTGGTACCTGTCACGAAGGCCGATCTGCCAGTCGAGATGGAAGTGGAACCCGAGTCAGAGCCAGAGCCAGAGTCAGAGCCAGAACCGGTCGAAGAAGTCGAAGAAGTCGAAGAGCCGGAAGAGGAAGTTGAGGAAGCCGAAGAGGAACCTGTTCCGGTATCTACTCCTAAGAAGAAGAAGCCCGCTAAGAAGAAGGCTAAGTAAATGCGTGTCACCTTCTTCGATTGGGAGAAGGCCAAATCGCTACTCCAACGCCTGCTCGGCCAGTTAGCCTACGAGTCGGTCACCGCGATCGACTCTCCGGCTGCTGCCGGTACGGCGTTTAGCGTCCCCCATACCCTGCCCACTGGCATCACCCCGAACAGCATCGCCGGTACGGTCATGTCGGGCGGTTTCATCTACTACTACGAGTGCGACCGCCAGCTCTGGACGCCGAACACCTCCACCCAACAGGGAGTGGTGATGGTGCGGTGCTCGATCGCCCAAGCACCGTGCGAGATCAGAATCAGAGCGTACGACAACGCCATACCGGTAGGATCTCGTACTGGTCTATCGCCCACTAGTGGAACTGGCATCACCGGATTGGCGTTCGGCGGCACCGGCACCGACCTATCAGCCACTGGCGGCGCTGGTCAGTACGTCAAGCAAGCTGGAGTCGGTGCGGTATTTACTGTTGGGCTGATACCTGCCGCCGATGTGCCGTTCCTAGACGCATCGAAAATAGCTACCGGCCAGCTCGCCCTGGCTCGCGGTGGAACTGCTGCTGATCTCTCCACTACCGGTGGTGCCAACCAGATTGTCAAACAGTCCACTCTCGGTGGACGCTGCATCGTTGACAAACAAATATATGGTGATATCCCGAACAACGCCGCTAACACGACCGGCAACGCAGCGACGGCCACCCTAGCAACGACAGTGGTCACCAACGCAAACTTGACGGGACCAATTACTTCTGTAGGTAATGCCACCTCCATTGCCTCTCAAACAGGCACCGGTACCAAATTCGTCGTAGATACCAGTCCAGTCCTAGTAACCCCCAACATCGGCACCCCCAGCGCAGGAGTACTTACTAACTGTACTGGTCTCCCCATCAGTACCGGTGTCAGTGGTCTAGCGTCGAACGTAGCTACCTTCCTCGCCACGCCCTCCAGTGCTAATCTCGCCGCCGCACTGACTGACGAAACCGGCTCTGGCGCTAACGTCTTCGCCACCTCCCCAACACTAGTTACTCCAATCCTCGGTACCCCCACATCAGGCACTCTCACCAACTGCACCGGACTGCCGATCAGCACTGGAGTCAGTGGACTGGCCGCGAATGTAGCGACGTTTCTAGCTACTCCGTCGAGTGCCAACCTCGCCGCCGCTGTCACTGACGAGACGGGATCTGGTGCACTGGTGTTCGGCACCTCGCCGACGATCGTTACCCCCACCATTGCGTCATTCACTAACTCCACACACAATCATCAGAACGCCGCTGGTGGTGGCACCCTCGCCACCGAAACAGCTCTCGTCACCACCCCCACTGACGTAGCATACGCATCCGGCAACTTCACTTCCGGCACCGGCACTTGGACTGTCCAATCGGCCGACCAGACCACCTACCGCTACTTCCTCATCGGCCCCAAGCTGATGTGCCTAATGGTCAAACTCGACTCCACGACCACTGCCACTACCCCCAGTGAACTCCGCGTGGCTATCCCCGCATCCGGTCTAGCAGCAGTAATCGCTTCCACTCCCTATACCTACTCAGTGGACGGCTTTACCACATACGGTACCGGTCTCGCTCAAACAGCGGTCGGCACGGGGTACGTACGAGTGTTCTACGCCAACCTCGGCAACTGGCCCAACGGTACGAACAACATCCATGTTTCATTCACAATCTGGATCTCATTGCAATAGAAACTTCTCTCCTACTGATTACTGATGTACAATCCGATTTGGTACAGTCCTGAACCGCCATCGTACGGGATCACCCAGGGCAGAAATCGAGAGTGATCTAAGATGGCCCAACCGCAGCAGTACGGATTCGACGACGATACCGCCCAATGGCTGGCTCCTCACGGATTCAGTCTGGGCGATATCCAGAACATGAAGAAGTCGGGTCCGGCCAGTTCCCCCGGCACGACCGGTACTCCCGGTGGCGGTGCACCGGGGATGGGCAGCAGCACATCGCAAACTACCTCTGTACCGGTAACTACCGGCGTAACTCAGATGCCCGCCCAAACCGCCGGTGCCGGTAGCTGGCTGGCTAATAACTACGGCCTACTCGCTACTGCTGGGCAGTTCGGTCTGGGTGCATACCAAGCACTCCAGAAACCCACGTACCACCAGACTCCGCTCTCCCCCGAGCAGAGTGAACTCTATCGCCGCTACATTCAAGCGTTCGACAACCCCGCCACTAAGTACAACGCCGGAATCGTGTCTGACATCGGCAAATCGGAGATCGGCCGCGTCGCTCCCACTCTGCCGTGGAACCGCACATCAGCCACTCCAATGGCTTATCAGGGTTTGACGCCGCCCACACTGAGTCCGTCTGGATCACCGGGCGGTACCAATGCCGACTACTACCAGAACCTCATCAGACAGTCCACCGGTAATCAGCAAGCGTGGATGAGTGGTAACGGTGCGCCGAACGCTGCTGGCGTTGCTGGCCCTCCCGGTACCCCGGCTGGTACTGGCGCTCCTGCTGGTGGCGGCACGCAGCAAGCCATCGGCATCGCCCAGTGGCTCAGCCAGCACCCAGAGATCACCCAAACTGGTGTCCAAGGCATTGCCACCGCCATCGCATCCACCTACGGTATCGACCCACAGGTAGCTCTCGCCATCGCTACGTCCTATATCAACAGTGCTAAGCCCGCCGCTGGAGTTGGCGGTGGTCTAGGTATTGGAACTGGTAACGTCGGCGGTGGCGGCATGAACGTCACCCAACCGTAGAAGGGAGAGTAAGAATTACCAATTATGCCTCCCTACAATCCATACGACGCAAACACCAATCCATACTCCACCCAAGACAGCGTGTATGGTGGAGCTGCCGGTAACGGCCAACAGGGCTCACAGACCGGTTCATCAGCCACCAATGCTGCTGTGCAATCCAATCCCGGTGGCGGCAAAGACGCTTTCTCGGCGTTCGGCAACGCCGCGCAGGCGTGGGCTCGAATGCTCACTCCACAGCGTGGTCAAGTACCAACGCAGGCACCGGTACCGGTATCGACGATGCCCGTCAAGCTACCGGTGTCTTCGGCATTCGTTGGTCAGTCCACGGCGACGGCGATGCCCGAAGCAGATGTACAACCGTATCAGCAGGCATCACCCGTTGGCGGTGGTATCGGCGCGGGTATTCCAGGTGGAGTGCCGGGTCCAGTACAGACCACTCCAACTACTACTCCAGTACCTACTACCGGCATCCCCACCCTCCAACCGCATGCACCGGTCCAACCAGTCACTCCGATGCAGCCACCGAGCGATCCGAACGACCTCAATGCAATGGCGGAGTACTACCGTAGCTTCGCCGACCGCAATCCTGCATTCGCCAACATCACCCCCAAAGACGTCAATGACTTTCGCGGTCTAGCTCTAGCCGGTAAGGTCAACGTGCCATTCGGAGACTGGTACCTCAACCAGCTCTCCGCTGGTGGTACCGGTAGTCTGACTCCCGGCACGATGGGTGGAGCAATCGGCGGTCTACCCGGTATGCCCGGCACTGGCACCAAGCCGCCCGACAGTGGTGCTCCCGGTGGGATCGTCTCAACTACTCCACCTGACCTGACTGGTGGAGTTGGCGGTGGAGGTATCGTTGGTGGTGGCAACGCGTGGAATCCCGCACTAGATCCCACCCGCACTGCTGACCCCAATGCTATTGCTGGTCCTCGCGGTGAGAGCGGCGCCGCTGCTGGTGGAGCTGGTGGCGCTGGTGGAGTTACTGGTGCGGGTGGCGACCCCGAATCCCTCGCCTACCTCCGCAACCTGATGAGCCCTCTGTGGCAGCAAGAGCAAGAAGACTACCTCCGAGCACTCGCCACCGCTGGCGGCAACTCCGGTGCGATCAACTCCGGTGCCTACTCGATGGCCCAATCGCGCGGTCTGGCTGATCTAGTCAACCAGCAACAGTCCGGTCTCGCCGGTTGGACGTACGAATCGAGCGAAGCCGCCAAGGACCGAGCGCTGCAAAAGGCCCTCGCGGAGATCAGCGGTCAGTACGGCATCCAAGCTGCGCAGATCGGTGCATCTACCGCTGGTGCCGGAGCTAGCGCCGCTGCTGACGCATCCAAATACGCAAGCGATATCGATTGGAAGAAGTTCATCACCGGTCTGCCGTACGAGGACAAGTGGAAGGGCTACGATTTCCAACTCGGTCAGGACAAACTGGCGTCCGATTACTACCAGTATCTACTTGGTTTGATGGGCGGTATGACGTTCCCACCGGCTGGACTGGTGCCGAACTTCAATCCGACCGGATATGTAGCACCATAACTAGTATCGTAACTAGTACAGTAATAGATATCTAAACTGATCATGCAAATCATCGATCCACGCCCCCAAGGTCTACAGACCATCTCCGACTCTTTGTCGCACCTCCAACAGCGTGCGGCTGATGAGGAGCAGGCTAAGCGCCAGTACCTCGCCGCGCTCATGCAGGGCCAGCCGTTCGACCGTCGCGTGGCACTGATGCAGGCCAACCCGAATGCATCGCGTGGTCTCACGATTCCCCAATCAGCTACCGCTCGAACCCCTGAAGAGGAGTTCAAGGATCTATTGGCTAGGCAGAACATGTCGGTCCAGCAAGGGTTCACTCCGGACCGGTTCCAGTCGGACATCATAGCTACCACGAACCTCACCGGTCTAAATCCGAACGCCGACTATACTCAAACCACTGCTGCTCGCCGCTATCTGTCGCCGCAGGACTTCGCCACCGCCCAGGGTGTATCAGCCAAGGTGATACCTGATGCGAACAAGGTATATGACAACACCGGTCCGATCGGTATGGCCGATATCGAACTGAAGCGACAACAGGGCCGTCACGCTGGCGCTCAGGCTGACTACGTTGCCGGACCGCAAACAGTAGATACCCAAGCGGCTACTCGTGTGAAAGGTGCTGATGTCACATTAAAGGGAGCGCAGACGGATAGTGCCCAAGCGCAGGCACGAGAGAGGAACGCTCTCACTGCGAAGATCGGTACAGAAACTAGAAGTCAGCAGTTGCAGAACAACTTCATGAATTCCCTGTCAGGTGGTGCCGGTTCCGCTGCTGGAGGCTCCGGGTATGGTTCTGGCTACGGCGCCAGTTCCGCTCCAGGTGGCGCTGATGGTGCCGATCAGATGGTGAGAGATCTAGCCAGCCGCGACTTCGACCCCATGCTGCTCCGCCGCTGGAAACCGGAAGTCGTGGCTCTACTGGAAACTAAGGTCAAGCAGCTCGACCCTGCCTTCAGTATGAGCGACTACCCAACGCAGGTTGCGGCGAAGAAGAACTTCACCTCTGGAAAGAACGGCGATGCGCTAAAGACCATTCGCCAGCTCATCGATCACGTCGGCGAACTGAAAATCGCTGGGGATGCTCTCAACAACAGTAACTTCCTCCCATCTGTAACTAACCGCGCTACCAACATGGTAGCCAATCAGTTCAGCCCCGACTTTCAGAAACGCCTCGCCGCATACAACCGGGCGGCGGATGCCGTCGCCAACGAAACAGAAACCATGCTCAGAGGATCGTCGATCTCCGGTCAAGCAGAACGCGAGAAGATGCGCGAGTCTCTTAGTCAGTACCTCTCCCCTGCGGCACGTCAGGGCGCCATCGAAATGACCGTCAAATTGATGCAGGATCGTCTGGCAGAGGCAGATGCTCAGTATCAGACCGGCGTGGGACGTGGACGCGACTTCACCGTACTCAGTCCGCGCAACGTTGCCATTCTCGCGAATGTGCTAAAGGTAGATCCATCTACTGTTGATTTTGCTTTCAGCAACAGCTCCACCAGCGCCACTTCCGCTCCGGGTGCGTCCACCACTAGTGGTGGTGGTTCTAATTCTGCATCTAAAACCGTCACCCGTACGGAACTGAAGCGGATGGGCGCTACCGAACAGGAAGCCACCGCCGCTGGCTATAAGGTCACTGACTAATGCCATCGTTCGCCGAGAGACTTGAAGCGATGAGAAGTTCCAACGGTGGAGCACCGTCCGTAGAGTCATCGACTTTTGAGTCTCGTCTAGCAGCGCTACGTTCCACTCCAGCAGAGACAGCGAGAGCTAGACTGGCTGCACGCGGATTGACGCCGGAAGACGTTAAGGCTGGACGCGGTGTTAGCCAACCGGCCGGACCAGATACCCCTGGGTATTTTGGTAGTGCGTGGCGAGCAGTCGGTGGACCCACCAGCGTGGATGAGATCAAGCATCGTCTCACTCCCGGTCCGCAATGGGTACCTGGACTGGAACAGGCACTAGCGATGAAAGACAGTGCTCTCAAAGCTAAGACTCCAGCGCAAGGGCTAGCTGTCATCAATCAGGCCAATCCGATGGCTCTGCCAATGACTCAAATTGGAGAGGGTAACTATAGTGGTGCTCTGGGGACACTGACGCCGACGATCATTGCCGCTCTAGCTGGTGGCGGCCCGAAGGCTATGGAGAACATCAGCGGTCGAGTGGGCGGTATGGCTGATGCGTCTTCATTCGCCACGCGCACCCCAACTCAGGCACCTACAGCACTACCGGAAGTGTGGAACGGCCCACCTCCGTCCGGATTCATGCCAGTGTACGGAGAGACGATACCGGAGGTAACTACCACTGCTCCTCCGTCACTTCGTGCCAAGGTCGGTGAGTACCTGATCAGAGATATTGCTGGCAGAACCGTAGGTCCGGCTGTCTCCGATCTCATCAAGGGACGTATCGCTAAGCCACAAGTTACTACTACTCCGGCAGTCACTCCACAGATCGGCAGCATGGATCTCTCCCAATCGGCCGCCTTTGGTGACGCTCCCTCTCAATCAGGCAGTGCGACGAACGCGTTCGTAAGTCCGCGACCGGTACCGGAGTACAGCCCTCCATATACTGGAGATCCCGGATCTCGCGGATCAATCCCGCTCGCCGAACCATCGCCATTGCCGTCAACTCAGCCGCCCATTTCATCGGCCGATTGGCTACTTAATCAGTACATGAGTGACGCTACCAGGGGCGAGAGTGGCAACGTTGGTGGCCAATCGAACGCGTTTGTAGGACCACCCACTGGATCTCCGCCCGTTGCACGTACGACGGCCACTCCTATGTCTGTCAGTGGTTCTGCCGGTCTACTGTCTACCAACCCAGAGACGCAGAAGCCGATCTTCGACGCCGAACGGCTGGTCAAACAGACCACTGAGCAGAAACCGCCTACGACCCCTACAACCGGTGCCACTACACCCGCCAATGTTCGTCCTGACGCTCGCCTCCAAGCAGCCACTACCTCATTCGCCAACCGCATGCGAGCGTCGATCTCCGGCATCACCAAAGGCCAACAGCGACCGCTCACCGCCGTAGAACTCGATCGTCTACGCCAACAGGCCAGTACTAACTGGTCAGCAGCCACCAAACAGTTCAACCTACCGAGTGGTGCTGGTGCTGGTAAGAACTTGGGAGCAGAGCTGGACAAGCTACTGGCGGATACACTCGGCGGTAGTGGCTATATCTTTGACCGGTTGAGTAGAGACAGTGAGGAGCCCGCCCGACTGGGTGCTATCCAGCAACAGTAGGTGGTTGGGTCTGCTATCATGACTTATTTACTTCATGCTGTTGACAGTGGCGAGACCGAGAAGGGCGGTGTAATGGCCGACGATATCGACAGGCGTACTTCGGGCATTGACGATCGCCGGGAGAGTAGGCCAGTTGGTGCATGGCAAGATCCGAAGACGTGGATGGCAGCATTCGGTATACTTCTTAGCGTCTGCGGACTGCTTCTGACCCTCGTGCTTTTCATTGCCAACAAGATGCTCGACGAAATGAAGGAGATGAACAAGAACATCGTCTCTATTAACCAAACGACGTCCAACGCCCTTACCGCTCAGAGCAAGGACATCAACTATCTCAAAGACAATCAAAAAATCGCGTGGGACTTTATTCGTGACCAGTACGCATACAATCTCAACGTGAATAAGTCTATGACCGAGATTACGACGACAATGCGGCTACGAGGGCTGCCAACTCCCAACATCCCCGATCCGCCCAAACTAGGAGGACAGTGAACATGGACCCAAGCATCAAGAAGATCATCAACAACGGTGGATTCATCGCCGAACTCGCCAAACTGATAGACGGCCCCGACGCGGCCGAACTCGCGAAGACCGCCGATGCCTACCGCAACATCCTGTCCTGGCTCGGGATCACAGCGTCACTCGACGGCTTCAAAGGGTGTGAGCAGGCACAGCTACTCATCAGGTGGATTGGCGACGGGACCGAGGATGTAAATCTGATGCGGAAGTGGACCGCCGAAATCCGCGCCGCGATCAATGATCTCGCGCACGGGAAGCTGCCACAAGCGTAACCTGTCATGCCGACACGAGACTACGCCGACGCCGACCCAACGCTGGTCACAAAGGCGACCGCCGCTACCGACCGGTTCAACGCGACGTTCCGACCGCTCGGATACGAGACTCGACCAATCGAAGTGTATCGATCCACCGATGAGCAGATGGTCGCGTTCAAGGCGGGCCGGTCACGTTTCGATGGTGTTCAGCGAAAGAGCAAGCACAACACGAAACCGACGCGTGCGATCGACTTCGGGATCTTCCGGCTGAGCGACGGCGCGTACATCGACAACGTTGAGGGCTTCGACAGGGCGATGCTTGTTGCTCTCTACTGGAGCCTCGGGCAACTCTTTCAGCGGTTCGGATTGCGCTGGGGTGGCGATTGGGACGGGGACGGCTGGCCGGTCGTTCCCGATCCTGACGAGTCGCTCAACGACATGCCGCATGCGGAGTTGCCGGGGTGATGCTTATCACGCTCCTGCTGGTGATTCAACTCGCCGACTTGCCACCGCAAGGCTGGTTCGACCGCAACGTCAACACCGCCGTCCTGCTGGCCGTGATGGCAACCGTTCAAGTCCTCGCCACCCTCATACTCGGCAGCAGGCAGCGCACCCTCCGCAACGAGAGCAGCGCTGAGCATCAGATGACTGTGACGGAAGTCCGCGAGCGCGAAGAACGGCTCGCCGCGGCGGTCGCTGCCGTCGCCAAGGAAGCCGCGCGCATCGTCGCCCGCGACCTCCTCGCCGAGAACAAGAAGCTCACGGCGATGATCGCGGAGAACACCGCCATCAGCCGTGACGCGAACGTGAACGCGCTGGAGGCGTCGCGCGAGGCGAACAACGTGAACAAGAAGCTCGAAGCGCTCGGCATCGAGCACAACGCGCTGCAGCGGAAAGAGCAGGAAGGGTGACGATCCGCCGCCGTGCTACCCGTCCAGCATGGTGGACCCGCACCAAGCGCTCCGTCTTCATTCTGTTCCTGACGGTGACCAACTCAGCTATGGTCTATTGTGGGAACGTCAAGGAGTGGGAGAAGTACAGACCGATCTTCGGACTGGTAGCGGTAACTACCAACGCGTTCGTAATGGGACTAACTAAATCTCCACCGGATGCAGCGGTGAGCGACGCAGCGGAGAAGACCCAAGACAACCTCGCAGCGAAGAAAGGAAACACTACCGTATGAGCCTCATCGGACTGATCATTCTTCTTATCATCGTCGGGGTTGCTCTCTATTTGGTATCTATGATCCAAATGGACGTAACGATCAAGCGTATTATCGTCGCCCTCGTTATTGCGGTGACGGTCATCTACGTACTGGTGAAGTTCGTAGCTCCGCTACTTCACACTCTCAAGCTGTAACCGACCAGCACGTATCGAGTTTCTGATGCTCTACGCACCATCCTAGCGCCGGAGCGGTGTAGTTACAGATTGGGTTGTAGCACCACATCCAGCCGGGCTTGATTCGGTTAGGACGGCTGACGGATTCAGTTTCGGATAGCAGTCCGTGAGCACCGGAGTGGCGATCGACCGCCGCCGTTGTCCCATCGGACGGTTGCGCTTCTGGCGGTTGTGGGAAGGGGACTGCGACAAACGGATGCCCTGCCAAGACATAATGCCCAGCCCACCTCTTCGCCCGTCCACAATACTTGGCCGTCTCGCCGTCCGGCATCGTCTCGCCGAGTAGCGCATAGCACGGCGGCCCGCCGTTCTGCCGCACTTGCTCCCAATCCATCTGCGGTACGCGGCTCTCGGGTGTGGTCAGTGGTGGACCGTAGCAGCCGGGGTGATCAACCTTCTCGTGTAAGTCCCATGCTGCGAGTTGCGTCGTTAATTCGGCGATGCGCTGGTCACGGCGCACCAGCTCTCCCTGGAGTGTGCGTCGCGTCTCACTGAAGCCATCCACGGCGGCCTGTGCGTTGCGATCTCGTTCGGCGAGCTGGCACTGGAGATCGGTGATTTTTTGGCACATTGCGTGATCGCGACAGTACTGATGCCCACAGTCAACCGCATTCACATTCCGCTCACACGGCCATGAACTGAGCGCGAGATCAACGCAGACGAGATGAGCGTAAAGGCCAGCATCAACAGCTTTGCTCCACCCCTCCAACTCCGCCGTTTGGTCGGCATACGCTGCTCGGATGATGGCACCAACCGAGTCCGGAGAGATACCGTGTCCGGTATACTCGCGCAAGTACCTGCATAGACCTTCCGTTGCCACCTTCGCCGGATCATCTCCTACACCGGTAGTGCATGCAGTCCGCAGATCGTGCGGCCACCGATCACAACACTGCTCTTGGAGTGGATTGTAGATAGGATCACTCGCTAGTCCCGCTGCCTCACCGGCCGTCAGATCTGTAGTTGGCCTGTCCGCGATCGATTGTGAGTGTATGCACGGCGCAGCGCCATTAACACACCCGTAGCTGTTGTGGACCTGTCTGCGCGTAAACAGCTTTTTGTCTGGATGGCTTAGGTGTTCAGAATAAGTGACCTTGCCAATAGTCGCATCGCCACAAGCGCATGGCTCCCCAAACTCAAATTCGGTACTCATGTACGTACCGCCCGTTCCCTAACCGTACCCGAACCAGAACCAGCTTTCACGGTAGCTACTCCATTCACAGTAATAGTCACTGGACTGGTCTCCAATCCACCGACGATGCACGACGCTACGTACTCACCTACTGAGTCGAACTGGTGACTGATCGTACTGGCCCCAGCTACCTGACCTACGACCACCGTAGATGGGCGCTTTAGGAACAGCCACCTACAGCCGCTCGGCATTGGGTTGATACCACCTACTGATAGGACGAATCTCTCGCCGACCAGTACGGTGGTCTTCGACGCCTTTGCCGTCAGACCAGTACCAGTTGGGGGAGGAGTTACCGGAGGGATGACTGGTGGAGTTACCGGTGGGGGCTGAGGCGGTGGAGTCACCGGAGGAGGAGTGGGTGGTTGAACTGGCGGCTGAACAGGTGGATGTACGGGAGGTTGCGTCGTAACCGTTCCAGTACCCGTCTCCAGCCCCCACACATCCCACAACCCACCAACCAGCGTATGCAACCTCCCACCCACTACCACTCCATGTGACCACTGCCCCGCTGACTGATCGAACCCACTGTTCTGCGGCACCGCAAATCCGATATCGCGGTTCTGCCAGTAGCACTTCTGCCAGAAACTGCCGAACGGGATCTCAGTCAGTGATGGAGTCTTGAACACATGGAGGGTCTTGCCGGTGTTATCCACTCCCCACAGTGTCAGGTAGTTCTCGCTCCAATCGACCCCCGACCTATTCAGTGCGTACGGTATAACCACGTTGTGGGTACGTCCGTCCGAAGTAAGTACCGTTAGAGCGCTCGATGTATAGTAGAAGTCAGTTCCATCGGTAGCTGCCGCTGACGGCAACCCCACGCCGCCAAACGCTCCAACCAGCTTGCCGACCAGTAGCGACGACGGTGTGAACGTACGAACCCACCCGTCTTCACACACCGCCGCAATCCGGCCGTCCGACGCTTGTGCGTGGGTGATGACGCCGAACTCAAACCGGACGAGCTGCTTCGGTGCCACCAGATTGGTCACGTCCCATAGCGCTGACACGTTGCCCTGCGATGCCAACGCCAAATACCTAGTCCCTACTTTGAACGGCAGTACGTACGTCGGATTCGGTGCCACCCCCAGAGCAGCATCGGGGTGGACGTAGAACACAGACTGCAACCCGCCTCCTCGATAGACGATCCCTCCCCAGCCCCAGAACCCACACGCTAGATACATCACCCCGCGATCATCGACGGTGAGATTGGAGATAGGACTGTGGGTATCCGCGCTAGGTACCGGCCAGTTGTCTTTGGGTTTAAACAGCCCATCTGGCGATAGGATCATCTCGCCGTTCGACATCCGCATGTCGGGCATTGGATTGCCCGTCGCCAATCGTTGTTCGAGTCGTGCGTTGTCATAGTGGACGATTGCCCATGAGAGGTTGGCGGCGAGTCCTGATGGGACGCGGATCAGCTTGCGGGCGCGCAGGGTGCCGGGGTATTGGTGGAGTTCGCTGATCGAGTTGGAGTCGAGCAGACGAGCGAGCCACTTCAGATTGGTGGGTGGAGTAGCGGTTTTTAGACCGGCGGAAGTGGTGGAGCCGGGCTTGGGCCACAGAGTGCTCACGCTGGCACCTCAGCAAGTTCCGTCGTAGTCGTGATCGTCGTCAGCTCTTGGGCATTCTCGATCCGCTCAACCCAATCGGCGATGTGCTCGCGGGTCCAACGGTGATGATCGTTCAAGTGAGAGATGTGTGCATACACATCGCCCGCTGAATATCCGTCTTTGCAGCAGGTAGTAAATGGCGAGAGTAGAATCGGAAACACGATGAAAACGTTCCCATCGATCGCCGCCTCCGCCGCACCTACGGCACACGTTGCAATTGTTTCGCTATCTACGTAGTGTCGCCGACGAAAGAATCCTTGCGGCCCCAACATCGATCCCAGCCTGATCGCAGTTGATAGTGACATGTTTACGACATTGGTGTTGTGCATGCGAACTCTCCATATAGTTGTTCTGCGGCAGCGGCGTACGCTGATTGTGCTTCTTCTTTTGAGTTGAAGTAGCCGAGATGTTTACCGGCGATAGCTGATTGCCATGTCTTGTCGCGTGAATGCCAGTAGACGCCCTTCACTCCGGACGTAGACGACGAACGACGTTGGTTTGCTCTATTTTGGGTACGCGTTGCCCAGCGCAAATTGAGTCGCCGGTTATTGAGACCATTGCCATCCCTATGATCCACTTCATGCCCAGACCTACTTCCCATAAGTAGTGTGTGCATGGTAATGGTGCATCGTTCACCACTATCCAACGTGATGTTTGTTCGTGCGTACCAGTTATGTCCGAACTGGGCGGCATGCCATTTGTACTGAGCGACTAGCGGTACATCTTTGGTATCAACAAGCGCCTCTTTTCTTTTGGTCAATGGCCAGCGTATGAACTGATCATTGCCTGTAAGGAATGTAGTGATGGCACCCGACACACGAGCGATAGCCAGTGATCTTCTACAGCGCAAAGAACACGTAAACCGCACTCCCACCAAGGATGGAGTAATCCAAAAATCAACGTTGCAAACCTCACACGTCTGAATGTAGCGAAGGCGCCTCACGATACCACCGGCACTCCTAAGACTCTTGCTTCAGATAGCTTCATGTGCGTCTATCTCCTTCGTCCTGAATCGCTCAACTTGGACATGCACCGCGTTCGCTTCTGCGGTCCACGCCGAAATTCAGCGCCACAGGCTTGTGATCGAGTAAGTCCGAATGAGCAGAAAGCCAGTGGTGGCAGTAGTAGCCACCCTTTTCGTACTTATAGGCACAGTGGAATTTGGGCCAGCGCGGATTCTTCGCACCGCACCGGACGCAGTACGGAGTTGTCTCACCCGGACATCCGTACACCGTGAACCAGCATCGTGGTCTACATTTCTTCATCTGCGCCCTTCAAATCGCAGCAGCCGGGTGAGCATCGGTATTTGAGTTTTCCCGTGCTCCCCGGCCACTGCTCTGTCCGCAACACACTAAGTGGCGGGCATTCGATCTACCTCTTCAACTGAGACTCTACGACCGTGTACGGTGTGTCACTTCCTACCTCTACCATTTCAGGCCCGCACTTGTGAGGCTTGGCGCTATCACAGCCGTGATCGCACACCAACGGCTGACTATGGAGGCTACACACGTCTTCTTCGGGCAGGCATCCGACTTCGTTCACGGACCATCTGGTCATCGCTGCCTCCACCTACAACACTCTCGATGATGCTGCCCACCGCCCTCGCTGTGCTCGCACCCGCACGTCTGCCACTCAGGGATCTCGCAGCCGCATTCGGTACAGCAATCGATGCGGGAGGCGCCCATTGGCTACGGTTGCTCCCCGTCCTTCTCCGTCGCCGACTGCACGCGCTGCTGACGATCGGCACTGCCCGCGTCCACGTCCACGTCAGCCGGTCGAGTGTCGGGCTGCGCCGCCTTCTTCGCCGCCGCCGCCTTGTACAGCGGGCCTTGGAAGAAGAAGTTCGTCGCCTCGGCGGACGGGTTGGTGAACGCCATGAACTTGCCGCCTTCGTTGAAGGCCGGACCCCAGTTGTAGACTTGGCCGCCGTTGGTCACGGTCGCGGCGTTGATCGGATCGAGGTCCCGCTCCGCTTCCGCCGCCGAGTTCCACCGCTTGGCGAAGATGGTCTGTGCGTCGGCGTCCACCTTGAGTGCTCCGGCATTCAGCTCGCCGACGCCGAGCAAGCCGCCACCAGTTGCCGCTGCGAGGACTTGATTCACGTCGTCTCGCAGTCCGCCCACCTCTGCCTTCAGTTGATCGATTGCCTGTTTAAGTTCTGCGAAGTTGCTCATCGTCCTGCTCCTCCCGTTGATGTTTGGGTTTGTGGTTGCGATTGTACTTTCGACTTCACGGCGAACGCATCCGCTTGGCACTGCGCCGCACCTTTCGGGATGTTCCGCTCACTCACCCAGCAACTCACCAGACCGTCAGGGCCGGGCACGAACACCAACACCTTGTGGGTCATGCGGTAGTAGGTGAGTTGGGCAAGATCGCGCGGTGTTGGGCCTGACGCACACGACGTGACGAGAAGTAGGATGGCAGCGAAGACTAGTGCACGTTTCACGGTCATTGCCCCTTCGGCCTGTTAGAAGATCCAGAGCCAGAACCGCGTGCCCTCTTCCGCTGTTCGTCAGTCCACCCGAGGTTCGCTCCCATCTGTGCCCGAGCACCGATCCGCGCCGACTTCACGTTGGCAGACAGGCTGGTGTAGGTCGCGTGAATCGCATCTGGCGTTGGAGCGTACGTCATGGAAGCCATTGCGCGAACGCCGACGCTCGCTCCAACAGCCATAGCGTCCTGATTGGCTCCGATGTAGATGAAGTGCCAGCCATACGTCTTCTCCTGTTCACCGACCATCGCGAACACCTTGGCGCGATCATACTCTTTGCTGGAATTCTCCTCACCATCGGTGATGATGATGAACAGCACCTTCTCCGGTCGCTGATCTTCTGGCATCGCAGCGTACCTCTCTCCGGTACGTACGATCGCTTGACCGAGAGCGTCGTAGAGCGGCGTTCCAGCACGCGGTACGAACGTCAACTCCGTCAGAGGCTTTACGTCGGCAATCGGGACCGCGTTGCAGACGTACTCCTGAGCGTTCTGCGTGTCGAACTGGATGAGTGTCAGTGAGCACTCTCCGGGTTCCTTCTGCTGCTCGGCAAGGAACTGGTTGAACCCGCCGATAGTGTCTGCCTTGATCATATCCATCGACCCGCTACGATCGAGAATGACTGTGATGTCTGTCGCGTCCTTCATGGGTATCTCCTCTCTAACTACGGTGTCTGATACTGTCGATTCACGCTTGCTCCGCCTTTTTCTTTTTCCCCGTCGCCCTTGTTGCTGTCTTGCGTTTCCGTAGCGAATCGGGATTCTTCAGTACATCGATATCAGTCTGGATCTCCGCAAGGATCTTGTCGAAATCCGCTGGGTCGCCGCCCACTTGGACGAACGCCGATCGGAACTGCGAAGTCAGTTCCGGCACCAGCGGAAGGATGACGGTCAGGAATTGGAGCAGTGCGGGCATCAGTGTCCTCCTCGCGCTTTCTGGTTACGCGGCGCGGCGCAAAAGTGATGGATGGGAGAGTTGGAAGATTGCAGACGACAACTCAGTGAGTGAGACCGGCATGCCGGGAGTGAACGTCTCCGGTGCAACTGACGCTGCTGGACTCGACCGTTTACCGGACGGCTCGGGCATCAGCGCTTCCAGCACAGCTAGCGCCTGCCCCACGACAGCCACGTACTCGGTCGCGTCTTTGTTGGCCTGAAGCGCATCGTGCCACGCCTGGAGGGCATTGCCAGCGTTCACTGACGCTGCGGCGATCTTACGCCACTGGGGCTCGGTGATCACCCCGGCATCGGCGAGAGCTGCCGCTGCCGTCACCAGTAGCTTCGCCGTACGCGTTGTGGTGGACAGGGCTTGGAGTGATGCTGTCTTCGCGTCAGTAGCGGTGCCGGAACGGCGGAAGATATTGCCCATCGTGCCGCAACCGGTGGTGAGAACTGCGATGAGAAACAGGGGGACGATTCTTCGTTTCATGGGGCTCCTTTTCGGTTCGGTTGGTGTTCGGAGTTGAGCGCGACGAAGACCCGAATAACAGACCACGTCTCGCGATGCAACCATTTCCAGTCGGAATCCTGCCAGCGCGTTGCCGTACCGTCTTCTCGGCAACGTCGCTTCCATTCGGTCCGTCCCTGTTGAATCGTCCTCCTGATCCAAAGCAACGCCGACGACGGGTCCTTGAAAACGGTGGCCTCTTTGTCGGCACCGGCACCCGCAAAGATTTGTCGCTTCATCCCCTTGAGCCACGGGCTGTATCCGTCGCAGAGTTTCATCGCGCCGGTAGCGTGGTTGAAGGCCATGAAGCCTACCAACTTCCGGTTCTGCACGACGCTAGGCCGATAGGGATATGGCTTCAACTTCCCTCCTCCTTTCGCGGCGGGTGTTCCGCCGAAGCTGTCACTCGTTGGCTGCTTTCTCGATTGCTAGCAGAGCGGCCACGAACCGTCGCTCAACTTCCGACACTTCGCTTTCCGGCGCATACCCTCGCCTTCGACAGAGTTCAATCCACTCATCCGCTGCTGCGTGAACGCGCGCTTCGGGCGATTCGTCGGGCTCGTACTCGTCCTGACAGTCGGGGCACCACATGTGCCATCCGCCGTGCTTATCCTGCCCCTCCGTATGCATCGCGTACGGTCGCCAGCAATTCCGGCAACGCGGCTCCATTCCCATCTCCATCACCATCATGCTACCCCACAAGTACCGCACCGATAACTGATTCCACTCTGATCACTAACTCTAATCCATCCACCACCAAGCAACTCTTCTTCCGATCTCCCCACCGGTACCACTTGACACTTGCTGCACATCACCACCGGTACCGTGCAGTGCTCACGGAGTTGGTGCTGGCGATCGTGACGCTGCTCCTCGCCGTAGTGCATGCACGGTTGGGCGGTACATACCGCTGAGGTATCAGTGGCGGCGAAAGTCATTTCTTCTTTTTGTCCTTATCGATCTTCTCAGCACTCACCGTGGGTTTCCTGCTCCCCTCGGTAGTACATGCCTCGATGTCTACCGCCGTGACGAACAGCGTTACCTTCTTCTTTTTGCACTCAGCGCAGCCGGTGCAGCGAATGGGTCTCTTCATCAGATCGGTTTTGCTGAACTTGCTGGTGGTACCGGCGTCGATCTTCGTCAGCATGTAGCCCTCGAACTCCACTGATTTGGTGTCGTCGTCGTCGATGTCCTTGTCCATCACCAGATAGAGTTCGGCGTTGACTTCCTCTTCCCGCGCGGCGACCCTCTCGCGTTGCTGTTTGAGGGAGATCTTCTCGGCAGCGAGTTCTTTGAACCGCTTGCTCTTAGCGAGCTTGGTGATCGCGGTGTACGGTTGGAGAGGTACTTGTACGGTTGGCATCAGGTTTGGTCTCCAGTAGCGGTAACTACTTCTTTGACGGCATCAGTACAGCTAGGACAAGTCAGGTATCTAGTTGATTTGGAGTTGGTCCAGCCAGAGTCCTCACGCCCACGACTCCGGGTGTTGATCGTAATTTCTGACCAACCCTTGGGCGGTATACCGTACTCCGCCCCATCGCGTTCATCGGCGAGTCCACACCGATCGCAGGCACCCTTGGTAACTACTCTAAACGTCATTCAGCCTCCGTGTTGATCTCTCGATGTTCGTGACTGCATACGCGCAACACCTACGGGTTCGCCATCATCGGGTACAGCTCGCCCATCAACGGTAGTGGTCTCTTGCGGCCTCGATGGAATCCGCTGCAATCACGAACACTCAAAGATCAACTCCTTCACCTCACGACATATCGGGGTTATCGGCATCCGGCAGGAGATCGATACGTACCACAGTTCCAGCACGGTAGACAGTAATCTTGCCCTGACCGACCAGATCGATTTCTGCCCTCTTGATCTCCCCGTCGAGTACCTGTTCCAGCATGGCTTTGATTCTAGTTATCGTGTCAGTTCGCATGTTGGTATATACCATACATCCAACCTGACGTGCTGTCAACCACCAATTTTACTCCAGTTCCGACCACCGGGTGCCGATCTTCCCCTCCGCCGTCAGAGGTACCTTCAGCTTGACCACGTTCGACATCACCCGCACCATCTCATCTCTCCACTCCTCGGCTATGGATTTATGGACTTCGGTCACTAAACTGTCGTAGATTTGCATGAGGGGTTCGCAGTACGCCCGCTTCCGAAACCTCGGCAGGGAGTCGTTCCAAAGAGTAATCATCGCCTGTTTGATCACTCCCGAGACGTACGACTGAATCCGATGGTTGACCGCGATCCGTTCCGCTTCGGCTCGCACCCCGTACAGCTCGGAGTACACCCCAGGTAGGTACCGGCGATGGCCCCACGAGTCGGCGACGTAACCGTACCTTCTCGCCATCGCGATCGAATCCTGTATGTACTCTCCGATCGCCGCGTACCCCTTGGCGGACGTGTAGTCGTCGATCCACTTTTGGCAGTCCTCTACCGGCACATCCATCTGCGCTTCGGTCTTCAGCTTGGCTTTGAGCAGCACTGCCGATCCACCGTAGAGAATCAAGAACGACACCATCTTGCTGACCCGGCGCTGCCAACTGTTCTTATCGACCTTCTTCAGGGGTATGCCGAAGATCTTACTGGTCGTCAGCGCGTGCGGATCGAGACCGTCGTTGATGGCGTTGATGAGTGACTTCTCACCGGATTCGTGCGCCAGAACCTTGAACTCCGCCTGGGAAAAATCCGCTTCCACGAGGACGTGATCCGGATCGCAAGTGAACGCGTACTTGACCAGTCGTCCGTTATCGGATCTAGTTGGCACGTTGGCAAGATTTGGATTCCTGCTGGCCGGTCTACGACTCTCCGTCACTGCCTGTTTGAGTTCGGTATGTACTCTGTCGGAGTCGTCCACCATCCTAGGCAGTTTGATGGTGTACGTACTTTTCAGTTTCGATAGTTCGCGATGATCTTGAATCAGTTCGATCGACCGAAACTGAGTACGGTGCTGCTCGCTCTCGTCCATCAGCTTCGCTGCTTGGAGTTTCAGATCGCTAAGTACATCGTCCTTGGTAGATGGAGCACCGCTATCGGTGATGTACAGCGGCTCCATCCCTAGTTCTCCGAACAACAGATCTCCAACCTGAGTGTAGCTGCTCGGACTGACGTAGTGACCTACCAGTTGCTCCAGTTCGTACAGCTTGACATCCATCTGGTTACTGAGTTGGTTCGATAGCTCCTTCAGGTACGGTACGTCAATCTTCCAACCGACCTCCATCATCTGACAGAACATCGGCATGGCGTCGCGATCAACTTCGTAGACTGACCAGAGTCCTTCGTCCTTGACCAACTTTTCTACGTAGGGCCAGAACCGTACGGTCATGTCGGAGTCACAAGCACTATATTCAATAGCTACGGACTGATCGATATCATGCAACGTGGCTTCTGGTATCTGTCCCAGTTGCTCCTCTGCCTGCAACCGGAACTCATACTTCATCTGCGATCTCCACCACTTCTGCAATCCTGCTGGCGGCTTGTCGTCACCTTCGTCGATCTCCTGTTGAGAGTACTGATCAACCGCACTATCTGCACCGCCCTCCAGCTCCAGCGTATCTACTCTCTCCAGTGCCTTCCGAACTCTGGTCCCCATCCGTTGCCCACGACTGATCGTCATGCGCTTCTTTTTGTTGTCCCATTTCAGTTGCTCTTCAGGCGCATCCCAACCAGTACCGTCACCCCCGCATTCAGAACACGGTACTGCTTTGGGTTCCAGCAACTTCCCACTGGTCTTATGCTTGCGGGTATCGTCAACTAGTTGACCAACTCCCCCACACACCACACATTGGTTGTCGAGTACCTTCAGTAGATACTCCACTGCTAGTTGCTGATCCGCCGGACCCACTACCTCCCGGTAATCTCTGGTGGGCATGCCGAAGAATCGCTTGCCGATCGACTTCAGCGCCAACGGCAGCAGCCGGTAGACGAACGCCATCTGCATGGTGCATTCGAACCGCATCTGACTGCACAGATCGTAGATAGATAGGCCCAACCACTTGGCTATGACTCGTAGATCGTGGGGGGCGTTGTGCAGACCAATGCGGTGGGTGAAGAGCAGATCTCTGAACGATGGTAACAGACGGCGATTGGCCGCTCTGATCACAGCGCCGCTACCTGGATGGAAGGAGTAGCTGCCGCCCCAAATATGACTACCATCCAATCGGGATTCGGTATCTACTGCTACGTCGCGGGGAGATAGTTGTGGTATTGGCTGACGAATTTCGTAGTAGTCGGGATCGGGGAACTGGTCGATCGGTGGAGTGGGATCGAGTTCTCCACGGACGTACTGACCGAGGCGGATAAAGTCAACGTTAATCTGAGGCTGGGTGCCGGATTGGTGAAGTCCGGCTGCTGGATGGGTTACGACGATGACGTGGAGTCGATCAAGCCATCCAGATTCTTTCCCGTCAACTGACTGAATTTCATGAACGGAAATAGATGATGGTTGAACGGCTTGGCCGGTGTGTGTACCTCTCCGAGACGAACGGTGTCGTGAAGACCCAGAGTGGTGTACATCAGATGGCAACCCGGCCCGTGGTCTGGGCACACTTTGAGCCATACTTGATAGAAGTCTCTTGCGGCACTCCTCGCCGATGGGGAAGGCGAACCCGTGGCAGCTCTCGATCGACGCATCAGACCCAAGCAGCCACCGAGCAGAGTACCTACCAACTGCAACCACGAACGTCGGCTTAACATTGATGATCTCCTGTATGAGTTCCGGTTCGTCTCTCTTGATATCGTCGGTGGTGGGTGCGTTGTTCCCGCCAACCTTCTTCGTCTGCGGGCGTTCTTTCACCAGATTGGTGATATATACCGACGAACGTTTGATCTTACTCGCCTTCTCCAAATAGCGTGTAAGTTCTTTTCCGGATTTTCCGACGAACGGGCGCCCCCTCTCATCCTCTGCGGCGCCGCTCGCTTCGCCGATGAGCATCACCCGTGCTGACTTCGGACCCTCGCCTCTAACCCTCATCAGCCGAGTTCTCCAACCCCTTCAGGTACTCCCGCTCTTGTTCTTCCCAATAGTCCAACTCTTGTGCTGCTTCTCTGGTCTCCACCGCCATACGCTTATTAGAGTCCTGAACTTTCCTCGTCGCCCAACGACAGTTACCTGGAGTGTAGTCACCGGTGGTGTCTTTCCGATCCAGGGTCATCCCAGCGGGCCGCTCCCCCATATCAGCTAGGAATTGCTGATAGCCGGTCTCCGAATCGTCCCACTCGGCGCAAACCCTTACCCCCAACGCACCGTAGAACGGATACGATACGAACTTCTTATCATTACATCTCCGCCGCATCGCTCGCCACGACTGGTACGTACTCGACTGGTAGTCACCGTGTTTCTGGTTTCTGGTCTTCCTGGTACACCCACATGAGTGGTTACGGTTCTTGTGGAGAGAGTCCTGGCGGATAGTGGTGTAGTTACCGCAGTCGCAACGGCAGCGCCACCAGTTGCGGCCACCAGACTTGTGGTCTATCTGGATGGTTGTCAGCAGACCGTAACGCTGATTGGGACCGACCATCGTACTAGATGTGCTGGTTTGGGCACTTGCGGTAGTGTTTGATCCAGTACGGCCATACGTTCACGATTTTACGTTTGACACTACCGGCGTACTCTAGGCAGTTTCTAGTCCCACCGGGTGAGCCATTCCAAAGAGCCATCAGCAGATCAGAATCGTTGACCATCTGCTCGTTTCTGATTTGCATCTTCTCATTCGAGTAGTCTCCCGGCGAACAGACCACTACCTTGTCGGACGACTTCAGTAGATCCCTATACTTGATCTGGCTATCCTTCGGCCACGCCAATTCCTGACCCTTGAACGGTACGTACGCATGGAACGGCACTCCCAGCTCAATCGATGCCAGAGCTAACGCCGTATCCCAACCGAGAGCCATACCAGTGATTACCAGTTTTGGTTTGATGGAGCGTAGAGAATCCAACGCAAGGTCAATCAGCCGATCTAATACAGACTGTCTATATCCGCCGAGTTTGTCAGGGCGGTGTCCAGTGCCAGCTACAATCATTTCGGCCTCCGTATCGTCCGCTCCCTAGTCCACTGCCTCTCCATCCCCTCCGCCAACTTCCTACCTATCACGCCCTTGATCACCAGATCATCCGCACCGGCGTTGAACAGCTCTCGCACCGACGCGAACTTATCCGCCAGAGCCAGCGCCCGGTCCCAGCCAACTCCATCAGTTTCCTTGGCATATCTAGCTACATCAGGTGGAGCAATCAGGGTAGATACCGTCCTCGCCTGCTCGTACCGGTCACACGAACACCGAGCACACTTACTGCGTCTGCCCTCGTGGCTGGCCTTGGGATGATCGCACACGCAGGGCTTCATATTGGGCAGTGGTCCTGAAGTATTGAACACCTTCAGGCTGTCGTGGTCCTTCCAATCCTTCTGCCACCATGTGTACTCGGTCCACAGGAAGTCGGCAGTCTCGGTAGGGTTCCGGGTGAACTCGTGACGTACGATGACTCCACTCTCCTCGGTAGCTACGTGAATCAGTGACGATAACCAGTGACGGAAATCGCGCCACATAAGTTTACGCTTTGTACCTACCGATGCCGGAACCCACCGGCACTTGGAGTTGCAGTTGAAATGCCTGGTGCCACTACCACCGCCGCGCTTGCCGGTTTTCTTGGATCTGTCGTGGAGTAGTTTCTCCAGCAGGCCATTGGTGGGATTGGATCTGATCTCCTCTTCGATCAGCACCCAAGCGTGGTTGTAGGTAGTGACCATGCCTCGAAGCTGTTCTACCAATCGACCGTCCTGCATACATTGGAGGGCATCGCCTAGCCTCTTCCTCTCGACACCGATGTACGGCGGTCGCGACGGATCGGGACCGTTGCCGAACCACGCGGCGTCAGCGCGGTTGTTGGAACCGACCAGAAGGAGATCACTAAGTACGGAACCACCACGAGGGAGGAGTTGGTGTAGATCGACCGAACCTCCGCAAGGGTCAATCAATACAGTCATTCCATCCAGTCCTCTGGAGTGCTATCGATGTGCTGCATCGAGCAGGCAAACGCGAACGGTCCATACCCACCGTCGTCCGGCTCTCCCCACTGCTGTTCGGTATACACGTCCCCGAGGGTTGACAGAATAATCCCCGCCTTGGTGATCTCCAGTTCGTGCAACTTGCTCTTCTCACTCGCCCGCGCCTTGACACTTGTCGCCGCCAGTCGCAGGTGACCGGCCCAATCAGCGCTGGACGCCAGTTCAGCCGGTCCTCTGAATGTGTACTTACCAGTGGCGGCTCGTTTCTCTTTGCCGCTGCTGGTGGTACCGGCCTTCTCCCACACTTCTTTGGCGTGGGCGAGCATCACCAGATTGGCGTTGCCTTCGTTGCGGACGGTCTTGATCATCTTCATCAGCTCCACCTTGACCATGTTGGAGCTGGCACCGTAGTCGTCGCCACGGCGTTCCGGCCTGCCAGTGAACATGATGTTCACGATATCGGCTAATTCGCTGGCGGTGTCCCAAGTGATCGTACGAACGTTACCTTTCTCTGATTCACGGACGGACCACTCCAGATTTTTCCAATGACGATCGATCACCGACTTGGCGGCGGCCATTGCCTCTTTTTCGTCCATGTCGGCGATGTGTCGTGGGTAGTCCAGATCCAGGTAACGGACTACCTTACCCTCGGATCTGGCTTTTTTGCAGGCGTTGAATCCACGATTGTCTACATCGTGGTAGCTGACCGGCCCAGGTACGTACTTCAGACCCATAGTCGATTTCCCCTCGCCCGTTAGGGAGAAGATCAGACAGATCGTTTTGCGTTGGGGTTCTGGTGGATCGATGTAGTCGTTGTCAGTACGTACCGATTTGCTTGCCGGTGTAGATCTACTCACTGGAGTCATTGATTCTCCTCTGCCAACAGTTCTTCTCTCACTCTCATGATGATCTTGCCGAGCATGTTCTGACCCTCTCCTCTACAGACTCCCCAATAGGAGTCGCCCCAATTGTTGCCCTCGACGATCGTGGCGTCTCCAGTTTGGAGAAGCTGAAGACGGTACTGAGGTTGGCGGAACTTCTGCTGCAGGAGATCGTTCATGACATCGACCTTGACGGACTCCCAATCTGATCGGAGTGTCACTTTCCTGCCGAGCCTCTTGGCTCCACCAGGACTATCGCAGTCGTAGATTGATAGTCTTTCGTTGGTGTCCTCCGTCTTAGCCGCCTGATATGCGTGTTCGACAGTGGGATATAGAACACCATCCAGCAACACGTTCACCGGAGCGAAGTTGGACAACCAGCGGTACTTACCGATGAATCTATCTATTCGAGTTGTCATTCAGATCCACTCCAGTGCTCTAGCATTGTTCACGATCAAACTAAAGTTCTCATCTAGCTCTCTCTGGCTGTAATCCAGATCAAACTCATACGCCTCGGGGAACGGTTCGTACGTACTCTGTTTATAGTCCCCCACGACGAACACCGCTTTCAACTCACCCATCAGATACCCAGTACCGTAGCAGTACGCCATGTTCTGAACGGGCCATTTCCAGATCCCGTCCATGTGATCGTCGCCAGTTCTACTGCTACTCACCCACGTAAACTTGAACTCCGCTACTCGTTGCCGTGCGGTGTTGATGCCGTCAGGAGTGAAGAAGATCCCGTTGTGTTTTCGGCTCTTGCAGTGCTCCTTGGCGATCAGTCCACCTTGGAGTACGTCGTCACACTGTTGGCACCAGAACAGCTCTCCAGGGAAGATCAGTTCCGGCCGGTGTACGTACTCCATTCGCATTGCTTCTAGACTGAGAGCTAGTTCTATCTGTTCGGTTCGCGCGGCGACGTGCTCCCATGTGAATCCTACGGTAGCCATTGATTCGAGCATTCGTTGTGATACGTCGGTACGCTGCTTGGAGTGACCGCCAACTTTATCGACATAATTCACTACATCCATAAGATGGCAGCCAATGGAACGATCTACGTTGTACTCCCGAGAGTAGAGTTGAGATTTGAGTTCGAGTGGGCGTCTACGGATTAGCATTCTGGCGGATTCCACTCGAACTCAAATCCAACGGTGCTGGTAGGGTGGTTACTCAGATTGTCACCCCTTCCACTAGCTGAGATGTGACGACGCCAGCCCGCCGCTTGCAACTTAGAAATACTAATCGGTCACGGGGAAGTAGATCCCCTTCTTCCGGTCGAACGTCCACCCGCCAACTTCGGCGAATTGCTCAGCCCAATTCGGGTCCGTCAGGATCTTAACTAGATTCGATTTGGGCGGCTGCTTGCCCTTGTAGGCCATCATCGCACCAGCCCCCATCTGCGCGATCTGTACACCGCCGTCGTACTGACGAGGAGAGAACGTCCTAACGTACTCCCGTGGAGTCTTGCTAACGACCGACGCAAAGATCTTCTGGACTGTATCGATACCTGTCTGATCCAACTCCGAGATACCTTCTTCCTCGGTGGATTCCTCTTCCGGTTCGGGTTCCGGCTCGGGCTTGCGCGGCGGACGACCCACGGGCTTGGCACCAGCAGTGGGCTTGGCACCGGCCTTAGCAGCCGTTTTCTTCTTCGTGTCGGTGTTGGGGTCTTCGATGACCGACTCGGCCACCAGCACGGTCACCTCGATGGTCTGGCCCTTCCGTGCACCCTTCTTCGACACGTACGTTCTACCGGTGGCCTGCTGGATACCGTGGACCTTGACGCCCTCCAGCACTTCCGGTTCGGCACACAAACGCGCCATCACGGAGCTGCTGATGCCGTTGTCCTCCAACGACTGAAACAGCGCCCCGGCCTCGCTGGCGCCGCTGATCTGATACGGGTTCTGCTCGTCCACGTCGATGAACTTGCCATCCTCGGTGACCTGAGCCTTTGGTTCGCCACTGTCGCGATCGTTGAGCCAATCCACCGGGGCGATCTCCCACGCCGTCTCCTCCTGGTGGCCATCGTTGAGTTCGAGATCGGCGATGAAGAACGCGGCGGTGAGTCCGCCGTTGGTTTTCTCTCGTTCCTCGAATCGGGGGTTGTGGAAGATGAAATCGACATCATCGAGCCGCTTGGGTCCACGGAGTAGATCTGCTTTTGCTGCACTCGGCATACAGTTTGTCCTTTCCTTCTAGTTACTGGTTGCTGGATGTGTAGTGGTACGTACTGATTTGGTAAGTACCGCTAGGTGAGTGGGTACGTTACTGCTGGTCTGACGGTGTGTCAAGAACTTTCTTCGCTGATCTGTAGGTCACCTCCAGTGCTGTCAGTTATGGTGAATCCGATGGTGTCTCCCTTGGCGTTGTTGCACACGATGTGCGCTGGTTGGAGATTGGACCACGCGTTGGTACCGCCCTTGCCGAGCGGGATGATGTGGTCAATGTTGCACAGGGCCAACTCGCCAAGCGCCCGGTTGCAGATCCCGCACGTATCTCCGCGCTCCTCCACGAGGTAGGCAAGGATTTCGCGCTGATGCAGTCCACGCGGACGGCCTTTGCCGAAGGTAACCAGCCCGCGCTTGGACATACGTACGGCACGTCGTTCCTTTGCACTGGTACCGTCAGCACGTCCCAACCGATCCATCTATTCACCCGACCTCATTATTGTCGGCACGGTAGCCGTCCCACGAAGGGCTAACTTCAGTTTCTTGATCTCCTCCCGTTGACGATGGATGCGGCGGGCGAGCTTAGCGTGGTGATAACCGTTGGCAGCGTTCTCATGAACGGTCTTAAGCCAGAGTGAGTGTGTATGCCTATGACGCTCAGCCTCCGCTTCGTATCGCCGTTTCCACTCAGCACGACTACCCATTTCCAGTTTTGTGGTGACCAGAGCGACGAACAGAACAGACACTAAAGCCCATGCGGAGTAGATCATTCACCGATCTCCTCATCAGTCAACTTCGGCAATGGCTTCGGCAACAACCCACTCCTCACCACCTGTACAGCATCCAAAAAGTACTTTGCGGCGTACCTCCGATTGCCCTCCGCTGGGTCGAAAAACCTCATGGCATGCCCATCGGCGATCACTGTCATCCCCCGATCTCGACGGCTCCGCACTAACCGACCGGCGAACTGCTGCAACCGCTGCATCATCTCGTACGGTTTAAACGTCGGATCAGAATCGCACCGCGCTTTGGTCACCGGATCGCGCATATCAGGAAAGTGCAGCTTGCACGCAATTGCCAGCTCACACGCTCGACCAGGAAAGTTGTACCCACCGCTGAACGACGGTCCAACCAGAATAGAGTCATCCGGCGACTCCGGACTGCGGAAGTACTCCACAGCTCTAGCGGTGTCTTTGGAGTCTCTGTTGGCAATCATCCTGTGGGAGTAGCGTGAGTTCTCCAGTAGGGTATTCTGCCACTTATAGCTGATGGTATCTACCAAAACCTTACGTCCGTCGCCGTGCTTGCCGAACAGCGTATCAATACCGTTGATCCACTTCCGTATCGAGTCGGCAGTCATATTCCACTGCACATAGCCGAACGGAATTACATACACCGGGCGATTGGCGATGGGGAACGACGACGGTAACTCAAAGAAGTCGAATTCGTCGTCGTCGAGTCCGAGGTAGTTGAACGTCTTCCTCGGAGCGGTGGCACTGAGACCTACCACATTGGGGATACCTCTGAAGAGTAACTTATCGCAGTACTCACGTGGCCATAGAACCTCGAATCTGATCGATCGACTGGCAGGCTGAGTAACGATCCACTCGCCGGAACGGAGTTTCTGCAACTTGTCGGCGGTACGTACGACGTGTTGGAGACCAGCCAGTCTGTCCATGTCGTATCGATCTACCGTGCCAGTTTCGCGGGCTAGTTTCAGTTCTTCCTTTAGTTGGTTGTGGCGATCGACAGACCTACCAACGACCAGTTGGCTCCACTCGTACCAGTCACGGATCGGTGATCGTCGGGGATCAGGAGTGCGAATGCTAAGTAACTCTCCGATTTGTTCCAGATTAATGTCGATCCGCATTGCATTAGCCACTGAACGGGGCACTTGATGGACTTCGTCAAGTATTAACCAATCGAACTTACCCAACGATTCGCTATCTTCGTCGGTCACTAACCACTTTGCGTAGTTACTGACTACGATGTCCGCTTCTCGGGCTCGCTTTTCGGCATCGTAGTACGGACACCCGTTAGTACGCAGGTGGCACGGTAGACCGGATCTGCACGGACCGGCGTCGCAATTAGTACCACGGCGGGAGTCGGCTAGGTGGGCGTATCTACCGCCGCGCTGGAGTACCGGACACGGATAGTTACCAGCTCCACGCAGATCGGCAATCTTGTATCCACTCCCACGGGCGTCCTCGATGTGCTGATCCATCAACCCGAGGAGTTCAGTGAGGATCAGACCGCGACCGCCGTGCATGGCAATGAGCATCTGTGCGAGGAGCGTTTTCCCAGACCCACATGGGGCTAGGACTTGGCGGTAGATCTTCTCGCTGTCGGAGACCTGAAAGAGTGCTTTCAGTTGTTCCGGTCTCCAGTCGGTATATCGCGATGGAGCACCGAATGCTGATGGTGGGGGGAACGGCCGGGTCACGATTGTCCCAACTATATGCGACTACCATCAGGCCGCATTCGTACCGGAGATCCTGAAGTGCACGGATGGTGGCCGTGTTCAGCAAAGTACTTGTCGCGACGTAGTAGCTTGTCATCGACCCAGAAGCCCCAACGGCGAGAAGCCCGGCCGGTGATGAGAATCGTCCACGTACCGGGTTTTAGGACTTCAACGGTATGGCGGTGGTTTGCTGAGCGGCAACGAACGGAGCCGATTCGTAATAGGTCGCGACCGGAGGGCGAGGAATCGACGTACGAGCCCCACAGAACCAGAGTTAAGAACCACCACGGATGGTCGTGGAACGCGCGCTCATCGTCGGATGACTGCCAACGGTGGACGCGGATTGAGAACGCTCCGAAGTCAAAAACCCAACGCCGCAGGTATGGGCACTCCGGCAGTCCAACAGACTCGTTCCACGAGATGCTGAACGGTGATTTGGTCAGGGGTGATGGAGTCGAACCACCAACCTCCGGCATGTGGCTAGGCCGAAGCCTAGCACGCCGACGCTCTACCAATTGAGCTAACCCCTGAATGATCACGCAGT